AAATCATAAAGTTGTTCTGATGCATACTCGCCATCAGGTCCACATGGTAGAGGCTTTGACATAAGCTCTTGTAATCTTGCCATGTCTTCTGCAGTTTCTGGTAATGCCCATGTACCTTCCATTATTTGGTTGGTCCAGTTTTCAAATTGGTTTGCTTCTTTCATGTTTGTTTCCTCTACATCGTTGCTGAGTGCTGACTTTATTGCACTGCCTGCTGCTAATCTTGCTAAAAATGGAAGTGCTTCTTCGATACGGCTATCAACTGCACTGTTTACAAATACTTCTCTTACACTTTCAATTGTTTCGTCTAATTCTGTTGCTACTGCTGGATCATATGTAGCAAATATTTCTTTGTAACCACGTTTGCCAATCATCTTCTTGGCTTTGCGTTTTAGATCAGAATAATGATTCACTGCATCTTCTACTATGCCCAGTGCTTGTTCGTTTTGTGCAAACGCATTACTGCGACTTGCTCTTACAAACTTACCCAGTGTCTTAATTTCATTCATTGTTTCGCTTATGTACTGTCCAAAAGCATCATATGGGGTACCGCCTTCACTCACGTGACGTGCCATTGCTTTAGCACCAGCAATACTTTCAAAAGGCATGCGGAATCTTTCACCTTGACTATTCTCAACAAACAAACTTGCAATGTTTCTAAAACGTTGTTCGCCTTCGCCTATGGCACGTGAGTGTTGTATCACAACTTTTGCTTTGCCAGGTTGGTTGCTATAGCTCTTGCTTTTGCCTTGGGCTTTCCATGCTTCCATAATCAAGCTCTCACTTAGATCAGCCATAGTAGCCATACTATACTTTAGTTTATTCATGTTGTTAAGACTAAAAGTAAGCAAGTTACGTTTAGCAGTTTGTCTAATCATTGCAAGAAAATCATACCAGTCGCCTTTATCGCCAACTTCCATACCTTTGCCGAGGTTATCACCATAGTATACTTCTAAGTCATTATCACCATTGACCAATACGACAACTGTTCCGTACTCGTTGCCATTGGTACTAAAATTAAATGAAAATAAATCTGCTTCGCTAGGATTCACAGTGGGTTTTCCCATTGAATTCAAGCTCTTTGGATCAAAATCTCTAGTTACTAGCAAATCATATATCTGCTGTGATGCTGTGTTTTCTTGTGCCATGTACGTATTTATTAAAACATTGCCACAAACGGCATTGGTTCAATATTCTCCTCGCTAAAATCTGTTAGGTGTGAATCAAGTTCTTTGTGATAACTTGTAAGAACCTGGAGCATACGAATCGCTAGAAGCGTACTCATCACTAAATCGTCGGTTTCACCAGGCTTGCCTGCATAACTTGTGCCATGTGCAACAAAGTTCTTCAATTCACCAATCAAACTAGGCGAACTAATTGTCATCTTATTTGTTTCAACTAGTGTTTTTAACTTGGCACAGGCTGCAATTTTACTTTTGTTTGTAGTATTGAACCCTTTCCTATAGCGTTTTCCACTAGCACTTACAACTGTATTGTCGCTTAGGAAATACCCTTCGATGTTCTGCTCACCATACTGTTCAATACATAACAAGGCAGCTTCACCTATGCTGTTGTTTTCTACACTGTAATAAACACTTTGTGGTTCTTGTACTGTTTCGTTAATATGCTTTACTATTTCTACAAGTATACGTATCTGATCTGTGATTGGTGTTTTATTATGACGCCATTCTGCTATCTGGACTGTACTATTTGCTTCAAACACTTGTATTGCACTAGGATCACCACCTGTGCCTAAACTTGGATCAAGTGCCACAGTGTATATCCTGCCCTTCTGAGGCTTTTTGTACCAACGCACTTGTCCTGTTTTGTATAGCGGCTCACTGACTCCTTCAAGGTCAATAAGTTTCGTTGGAGATATAAGCGTTTCATCTGAGATTATAAATTCACAGTCCATCTCACGACGGAAACGTTCAACACCTAATATGTTGCGTTGCTCTTCTGCCCAATCATCATCTCTGTCTGGATGCTCTCGCCAAAATGCTCTGTAGGCTTTGAAGCCATTGATGCCTAGTTCTTTTTGATTGCCAAACTCGTCTTCAGTTTTGTTTGCGCCTTTCCATATAAATGCAAACTGATCTTCATCACTGTTTGGAGTGCTTGTAATGATAGCACCACCACCTGTTGATAAGGTAGGTGATATACTTGTCCAGAATTCTCTTGCTATTGTGGGTCGCACAAATGCAAACTCATCACAGTACAACAGAGTTATACTCATACCTCTTCCTGTGTTTTCAGTTGTCGTTTGTGCAACTATTCGTGATCCATTGTCAAATTCTATTGAACCTTTGTTGTAACTTGTTGCACCAGCACGTATGTGATCTGGACAGGCTTCGTAACTATAACGCACACGTTGCATGATCTCTTGGGCACCTGCATACTTGTGTGCCGCAACCAATATCGTACTATCAGGTTTGAACATTGCATACCATAACAGATATCCGGCTGCACTAGTACTCTTGCCTGTTTGTCGTGGCATCATTGATATACTAAACCTATAGTTGTGGTATGTGCTTATTAGTCTTTCTTGAAATTCCCAAGGATCATACTGCATCTTACCTTGTATTGGATGTTGTATATAGAAAAAGTTACGTAGGAAATACTCAGGACCTGTCTCAGGGTCAGCACATTTTACAAACTCCTGCAGTTGGTCGTCTGTGAATTCTTGTTTTTTGTAAGGGCTTTTTACTAATACCCCATCTTCTTCTCTTGCTACCATGCTATTACTTATAGTGCTTTCTCTATCTCAGGCCATAATTTTTCAAACTGCCCTTTTTGGTCTGGATGCCATTTATTTTCAATGTCCTTGGTGAATTCTAAAAATTGTTTGCTTTGGTTGTCGTCTCTGGATTCAAACTGTAGTAGTTGGTTTTCAGCCCATTCTGCTTCTGCAGGACGCAAATCAAATTTATCTCTATAGCGTTTTAGCTCGGCTACTGCAAGTTCTTTGATTGCTCTGTTATGTTTATGTGGGTTCAGATGATCTCCCCAAACGTGTTGCCATGTAATAGTAATTTTTTTATCTTCAGCATACTGTTTCAGCTCACATAGTCTTGTACAATTATAAATTGTATACACTGCCTGTATACCGCCGTGTTGTTGACTGTTTTGCATACGTTCTGATACTGTGGTTACATTTTTATCTAGTTGTTGCCAAGAACTTCCCCATCTTACATACTCAAATCTATCTTGAATATTATCAAAGCTCATGCTCCAGCCAACACGGGACCGCTTTAGTAGTTTCTTTGGCACAGGCATTTTATCAAAGTCGGAAGTCATATTTGTGATAACAGTAATCAACACATCATCAGGCAATATATCTAATAGTCGATCATTTTCTTTCATCATCAATGGTTCCCCGCCGACCATTGCAACTTCCTTTACACTGTCTTTATGGTGTGTGATATAATCAATTATCTTTTCATAATCGGTATTAATTGTTTGGTTAAACGGTTCGCCTATTATGCTTGCCCATTTGGTACTAAAATAACTATCACAATATGTGCATGCAAGATTACAGGTATTGTTCCATCTTACATCAATGAGTGCTGGCTTGTGGTCGTCTAGTTCGGCCGTTGTACAATCAAAATCTGGACTTATATTGTTATGCCATTCCCTTTCGCTCGCAAATCCAGCATTTTCGTTGTCAATACAATTAAAACAGTATTTTGGATGAAGTATGCCTTTCTTGATGCTAGACCGTACTTCTTTAATTGCTTCACCTTGCAGTACTGATTCAATCGAGCCTGTATGATTCTTTCCTAAAACTATTGGATGACCTGAACAACATGTTTGCACTTGTCCTTCAAAATTTAAATGTAATCCACGCCAAGGACTAGCACAATATTTCTTTTCAGCAGTCATGCAAGTACTTATTGAGGCTTTGGGTTGTGGTTCTTAATTGTTTGGTTTGATGATGTTTGTTTATATTCTTCTGGAAGAGGAGCAACTAGAGGCTTTGGTTTTGGCTGAGGTTTTCCTAGCCCGCCAAAATTAATTGCAGTGATCATTCTACAATGCCGTCTTCTAGTAGTTTTACTCTATTTGCAAGATGAGCTTTTTGTACGTCGTCTTTGTTCTGTCCGTGATAAGGTACTGCGTGTCCTTCGCTTATCAATATACTTGTTAGCAGTTTCCAACTGTCTGTGTCACTATCATACACATTAAAATCACCTAGTATACGTCCAAACTTGCCTTTCATATCTTCGCCGCTTTTGTTTATTTGTGTTTTGAGTACACAAGTCTTACCAAGTAGTTGTTTTACTCTTGCTTTAGCGGCTAAGCCAAACTTTTTCTCTTCAAGATCTCTTGTGCGTGATTCTGGTGTATCAATGCCTGCAATACGTACTCGTTCGTCTCTAAGTACCACATTGAATCCTAAGTCAATGTCAACATCAACAGTATCACCGTCTACTATTTTTACGATTGTTGCACGATACTCGTACATTATCTTGGGTAGCCTTTAAATGCTACAACTGGCGATTCTGTGTTTACGCCGTCTAGTTCTTGACTACCTTTGGCTGAATGACGTTTTTTTGCAGTAAGTCCTATTGACTTGAAAGCGTCTTGTGCAAGTTTTTCTTCTTCGTCTGTATATGTTCCTATGAATCCGTCACCTGCTAACCATGATGCGTTATCCATATCATGTTCGGCGTTGCCATCTGCATCCATTGAAGCCATTGCCATACTCGCACGGTATAAGTCGTAGTATCCGTTGTTAGCCAAACTACCAGGAGAAGCTTTTTCAACAGTGTGCGGCATAGAACCTTGAGTAAGATTAGTTCCCCTACGCTCGGATATGAACTCTTTAGATCTCATTAGCCGTAAACACCTGCGTTTGCACTTGATGCAGTACCAATTTCAGTACATGAACCGTTAGCACCAGCAATAGTAACTTCGTTACCAACACCAACATACAGATCCACTGAACTATTTGCTGGTATCACCAATGGAACACTGGTTGTTACTGTGCCGTTGTTGTATAAAAAGTCATCGGAATCGCTAGTTGGTTTACCTGCTAGTGCAACTTGAAATGTTACTGCGTTTACACCTGTGGTTACTCGTGCTTTATCTGTTGTCCATACTGTGTCGGATATTGCGCCTGCGTATGATGTTATTGCCATTGTTTAGTTCCTTTTATTACCACTTGCGACATGACCAATAACGTGCTTTTGTCTTTGGTCCTGGATTGTCACAGTTGTGTCTAGCTCTAAAACTCTTACGTGCTTTAGGATTGTTTTTTCTAATCTTCATTGCTTTGCCCTTGACGCTACTTCCGCCATGACCAAAGTTAACTTTTTTTACGTTGCCTGTTTTTGGATCTTTCACATATACTTTAAACTTTTTGACATCACCTTGCATTGGCTTGTTCAGTTGTACCTTACGTCCTTGGTACTCTGCTTCTGCTAGGTCATTTTCAATTACACGTTTTAAACTTTTAATAGTATCGTTTACCATTGCACTTACATCGCTTGATCCGATCTCATCGTCGTCATCTCCATGAAATTCAGCAGTATCTGAGATTGCTTGTGTAATTTGCTCAATGCCGTATTCTCTTACCATGTCGCTAAACTCAGGATGGTTCATAATCCTGCGTGTGATCATTGCTTCGACTTCTTCAACGTCTTCAATAAGTTTTTCAGTTTGTTCTACTGCTTCAGTAAGTTTTCTATTATAGTAGTTTGCGGTATCAGCTGCGCCTAAACGTTTGTGTAATGCAGCCTGCTCTTCAAACATCTTTATATCGCCAGCAAGTTTTTGTATCGTTTTACAATTACAATGAGAACACTTTGATCCACATGTGCAGTCCATAACTTTAACACCACAACATGCTTCAGGACAATAAATTTTACCGTCCTTGATACGTTCCATAACAGTACCTTCGTTGGTTACTGATTTGTAACCTTGTGGCGTAACATGTGTTGTTTCGTCTAGTTCTTCTGAAGGAGGATCAATAACACCATCTGTTTCATCACCAACATAGTTACAATCTTCTAGTACGCCATAAGCGTAATCGTCTGATAAAAATGTAATACTATCGTCTGTGTGTTCTACAACAGGAAAGTCTATAGCAATTTCATCGTCAAAATCTTCTCTAACAACTACTTCAAGTACATCACCTGTAACAGGAAATGCAGTTGCTCTTTCGCTCTCTGTGATATACTTTTTTAAACTCATTACTTTGCCTTATATTCCTGATATAGTTTCATTAAACGCTCTTCTCCAACTTCGTTTAGCTCTGATTCGCCTAACACTGCCATTGGATTGTCTGCGCCTGCAACTTTAGGATATGCCATCTTCTTTGGTCCGTTAAGTCCGCCAGCAATGTCCTGTGTCATATACTCAGTGTCCATTGTGTTCTGATCATCTGCACCGTTTGCAAACTCTTGATCTTCTGCTACTTGGATTTCAACTTCACCGTATGGTGATTGTGGTTGTGATCCCATTCCCATCATGCCTATGCCTGCAAGTTTACATAGTTCTGCCATTTTAGCGGCATCTTCACCACTTGCATTTATATTAATGTTTGGTTCTGCATCAGTACCTGCACTCACTGTTACACTCATGTCTTCATTGAGTTGCATTGCACGTTTTACAATTTCATTGCTTTCATATACACTTGCATTTTTATACAAAGGCTTACCAGCACCTGCTCCGTCTGCGATTGCACCAGAACCAGTTGTCTCTTCAACTTTTTCTTCTTTGTCATGTGCACCTTCATCCATCTTCTCTTCAAGCTCTTTTTTGATCTTGTCGTATGTAGAACCCTGTCCTGGATATTCTTTTTCAAACTCTTCTTTGCTCATGCCTTCTTCAACATCCTGCATTTGCTTTTTATTACCATCTTCATCGAGCTTCTCTTCATCTTCGTCGATTGACTCGTTTTTATCGCCTTTCACAGGATATGTTTTACCATCTACTGTGAAGTCATTCTTGCCTGCTTTGATTGCTTTGTCTCTCTCACCTGAGAATTCGTTGCCTTCTTCTACAGATTCTAAAACACCACTTTCTAACTCATCCGCAACATCATATAATTCGTCTGCCATTATCCTACATGTAGCATCGTCGCAATTGCTTATCATGACATCTAGGTCTTCATATTTTTCAAACATCTTACCAAATGTAGGTGCATTATCGTCTAAGTACTCAAGTGCCGCATCATCATATTTTCCTACAAATTCATAAACTGAATCATATGCATGTTTAATTGCGTCTCCGACTGATGCTTCATTTATTGGATTCTCGGACATGATCTTATTAGCAATGTCCTGCGGAGTACCTAGTGCTTCTTCAATTTCTTGTGCTGGTAAACCGGCTAGTTCTGCTAAACGTGCCATTACACCTTGTCTGGCTGCGTCTTTGAGTGTGCCTGAGTTTTCAGTAGCTTTTACTTTAGCGTTGCCTAATTGTTTTGCAGTGGCTAAATCAATACCTTTTTCTCTTTTAGATGAAGCAGTTTCCATATCTTGTTCATGCCCATCTTCTTGACCTACTTTATCCATATAGCTATCGATTGTTTTATTTGAAATTTCAGCTATTTCATCTTCTTTCATATCGTTTTTGCCTTTGCCATCAACTGCATAGTCAGGTACCATCTTGCCATCTGGACCTTTGACCATTGTTTTACTGGCTTCGTGCATTCCATCTTTGTCATGCTTCTCATCATACTCAATGTCTTTGGTTACGTCTTTGCCATCTCTACCAGCATGATGATAACGATCATACTTTGCATCACGCTTTACTTCACGTCCGGCCTTTTCTGCACGATCATCTCTTTCAACATCAGACTCTTTTTCAAACATCTTGTTGTCTTTTTTCTTCTCTGGCAACCCGTCTGGACTTTGTTTGTCGCTAAATGGTGTATAGTTTTTTTGCTTGTTCATTTTACTTGCATCAGCGGCCGCCATGTCGTCAAACATCTTGTCCTTCTTAGCATCTTTTGATAGACCGTCTTCGTAGTCTTTGTCACCTTTGCCAAATGGCTTGTAGTCAGCATCTTTGTTAAACTTTGTTTTTTTCATAAGGTCCTCTAGACCTTTTTTCATAAGAGCGTTACTATCCTCTTTGACTATTTCAGGTGCATTTGCTACCTTGTTTAGTTTGGCTAGTGTGTCGTATATAGTGTCCATTAGTAGTTCCTTTTTCCTTTAACATTTTTACCCGGAGGTCCGTCTTTGCGATTCTCCGGAGCCGAACTACCGTTGGCAGCTTTTACGACCGGAATCTTGTTAGTACCCATAATAGGACTGTCTACACTATTAGGAGTATCTGTTGTAAATTTTGCTGGAGGTGTCTTTCCACCTGCTATTGTAAAATCACTTGAGTATTCGTTGCCTACTACTTCTCTTTTGTAAGGATCAGCGGCATAGTATGCACTTGCTTTTTTGCTTTCTGAATTTTCTGGTTCTTCACCTTCTTCAGTCCCTAGTACTGGGTTAGGTTGTTCTTCGTATGCCTTACGTTCTTCAGCAGTGCTATCAGCATATGCTTGTGTTTGTATAATAATGTGATTTGGATTCATTCCTAACAGTTCAGCAATCTGTGTAATTTGCGGAGGAGTTGCTGGATAATTGAACGTGACATCCATTATCGTACAACTTTCGTTTTTAACGTCAGGAAAGTCAGGTAGTACGTTTTGTATTGGAGTTCTCTTAGGCTCTGACATCTTTACGACATCAAACTGCTGAAGTTTTTCTTCCAATGCATTAATTAGTTCTGCATCAACGTCGCCGACTATCTTGATTCTATAATCAAATGTTTGACGAGTTTCAACCAGGTATTGTGCAAATGATTTCATCTTATGTTCCTTCTATGCAGTATTTAGCAGACTAGAGCTCATTTCTCTTCTTTGTCTTTGTTTAATAACCTATCTAAAAGTGCGTTTCTATCTAATACAACGCCGGTTCCGTCGACAGTTTCTTCTTTGTTAACGCTTGCCTTCTGATCAAGGTTTGCTTTTTTAAGTTGTAGATCTACCATCTTAAGTTTCTTGTTTAGTTTTGCAGTTTTAGCAGTAATAGCATGTCCTAGCATTGTGCTTGCTACTCCAAATATATCACTTGCCCATCTGCTATCAACATTCATACCCAAGTCCATCATGTCATCAAAACCTTTTGTGGCTTTGTCAGCAAGATCATCCATTTCGGTATCGCTTGCTTCAAGTCCTCTTACTTGTGGCAATGCGGCTTGTACCTTATCAAGCTCGCTGAGTGTGTTTTGCATGATTGGATTGTTTTCTGGAGTTGGTTCAGGAACATTGTCTGGCAATACTTCTTCAGATAGCCCTTCATCAGTTGGCAAATCAAACAGTTCTTCTAGTTTCTTGGTCATGTGCTTCCTTCAAACATTTAGGACATATGCAATCTTGTAACTTTTGATTCCATTCTACAACTGGCTCTAACATACACCAACAGGTGAAATCACTATCACAGGTAAATCTAATGTTACATAGTTCGCAAGTTTTCATTGTACTTATTTACGCTTACGCCCTTGATGAAATATATCTTCTTCCGTTACAACCCTAAATGTAAGTCCGTTACGTTTGCACCACTTTTGTGCGGCATCCCATTTTGCATAGTTAACTGCAACAATCATTTTGTCTCTGTTACTGGCTTTGCTTTCGAGTATGCTTTGTTTTTTTGGTTTGATTTCTATAAGTTCTGTAACAACTTGATTGTTTTTGTTTCTATACTGTATTAGAAAATCAGGAATATATCTTGTTGGTTTGCCGGTCATTGGATTTCTGTAAGGTATTGCTAGTGACTCGCTTGACCATGTTATTATATGATCGTTACTGTCGCAGAATCGCATAAATGCCAATTCCCAACCGCTACGAAACTTAGGAGCGCCTTTGCCGGCATACTTGCTTTGGTTCATTACTGTATATGTGCCTTGTTGAAATTTGGACATTACTCACCTATATGAGTATGTTACGTGCAACATATTGGTTTGGAGTAGCAGTATTTGTTATACCAAGAAGTGTTGTGTTACTACGTTGGTTATTGAGATAGTACGCTAAGGTTGCAGTAATTTGTACCTGATTTTGACTACTCAATTCATTCAAAAGTGTTTCGACTGGTGTTCCACTGTCTTCACTTATTTTAAAAACACTTAAAGTAAAGTTTTCAGCGGCCGTTTTGTCTGCAAAAATACTTGTAAAAAAACTTAATACAGTATCATATACATTAGAGTCTATAACTAACTCTCTGCCATAAAAGTCTTCAAATACTCTTACTGTTGTATCAGTTTTTGCATTAGTATAATTTACTGTGCCCATATCTATTTTCCTGTTTGATCTGGTATCGTAACTGGTTTGGTTAAGTTGGTTGGTACTGCACCCTCAACTACTGTCGTTAACGGTTTAAGGGTTGAAGGTTGTTTGTTTCCGACTGCTTGATTATTAGGCGCAGGAGCTTTAGGAAATAATACGCCACGTGCGGCCCCTGGTAAATCTTGTTTAATTTGCGATCTTGCAATATTTTCTGATTCTGTTTTTAAAATAGCCTTTAGGTCTCTTCCTTTAAATGTTTCGTATGCAGTGCCACCTTTCTGTATTGCTCCAACTACACCAGCAAGGTTGCCTGCACTAAGATCAGTTATAATACCACCAGCGGCATCAATTAGACCGCCTTGTCCAAATATTGTACCAGCACTTCCAGGGCGTGATAACGGAGAACGAACATTGTCATAATTCCCAGGATTGCCAAAACTTGGAATCACACCATCAGGGTAACTACCAGTAAGAGCGCCGTGATAGTATTTCACAGTTTCATAATCAAAGGTGAAAGTGTTTTGCATTATACCAGCACCTTCGTAATAATTGTACGTATCATGTTCAAAAGCAGTAATTATCGGATTAATCAGTGTGTATGCCGCATATTTGTGATCATTGAAACCAAATATTGTTATATCACGAAAAAATGCAGGCTTTCCTTGTCGAGCTCCGTCCATATAACTTTCGCCGATATAACCCCAGTCATTTATTTCTCTGTCTTGTGTGTAGATATCTCGAAAACCATAAGGATAAGCAGCTCCTGGATCAACACCTTGTGCATTGGGTCCAAGACTTCCATTGGTTACTGCGGCATCATAATATTTTTGACTTGCATCTTTATAGTAATATGAATAATAATTATACCAAAGTGTTCTACTAAGGTCACTAGCATCATCATGCATTACACATGTGATAGGATCGTACTCGATTTGTGTTTGTACTTTACGTTTTCTATTGTATTGGTTCATCGTGTCAACACCAAAGCGATACTTAGGCAGTGTTACTTCTTTAACCAGTAGGTTTAAATTTTGTAAGTCGTCTACTTGAAAAACGTTTGCAAGTTGTGGTATCTGTTGATAGTTTAAATTGAATACAACATGAAATAGAAATTTTTTGCGTGGCGAAAGAGCCGAATTATTACTTCGAAAAGTTTTACTCGCATGAGTATAATCTTTTAAAAAATCGTTACCAAAGAATCCTTTGAGAAAGTCTTCACCGAAAGCCATAAGTTACTCCTTAAACTTAATTAGCCAGTTACGACGTCACCCAGTGTTCTTCCTACTGTTGCTCCGATTCCTGTTCCAAGTGGTGTCTGTACTGCGTTGTCATAACGTATTGATGTTTCAATAGTTACAGGATCGTTTGAACCGTAATCTAAATCACCATAGTTAGCATTTACTAAAAAGCAACCATATAATTCCCAAGTTTCAAGTACGTTTGGTGTGCTTGTTCCGTTACCACCATCTAATACTTCACAACGTGTAGTAAATTTGTAATCAATACCTGAACTTGCACTTGCTTGTTCTAGTGTATCCATTTGCTTTTGTATTTGCTCACCAATTAGTCTACTTACGTTTCCGCCAGCGTCATCTCTAAATGTTGCTGATACAGCGTCCCATGTTTGACGTCCAGCAAGATAAATTCTACTGTTGTAGATTGGTACTTCAATTTCTTCAAAGTTTATAGTAGGTCTAGTAAAAGTCATTACCTGTTTGGTAAGTTCTGTTCTAGGTGTAGACACGCCAAGATTTTCAAATACCACCCGGTAGCGATATTTTAGTTTTGGCATTAACAGTCCTTGAGTTGGACTTGATTGGTCTGATGCCAAAGGAACTGTCATTCTTGTTAGCGATGATACGGCCATTTTCTAATTCTCCTTATTACAAATATTATTTATCTAAATTTCGCCACAAAAAAATGAGGCCTAAACCTCATTTTAAATTTGTTTTGTAGGTTTTAACTACCGTATGAAATGGTTCCTGAACTTGCTACGTTACCAGCACTTATTTCACCTGTGTTTTTAATTCTAACCGGTATGTAGATGAATTCAATTGCTTTTACCGGCTCAATTGCAACATCAACATATAGTTCGTTGGCATCAATTCTTGTTGGTGTGTTGTTTGATTCGTCACATACCACCAGGTAGTCATATATACCACGCTTTGCTACTAGATCAATCATCAAGCTCTCGATAGCATTCTTAATCTCATCGCGTGTTGTAGTATCATTTGGCTCAAATACAAAGTTCTTACCAATCGTTTCTAGTCTTCCTCTAATAAATGCTACAAGTCTTGAAACGTTTATTCTATCTAAAGATGTTCCACTAAATGTAGTTTTGTTTCCATAGTTTAAGATACCTGACCCAGGAATAAACGTAATTGGGTTTATGCTATTAGAATAAAGTGTATCTCTTAAACCTTGTCTCACAGCAGTTTGCGTAAACTCTCCTGTTTGTGCATTTACATAGCCTAATTGACTTGCATTGTCAACAGTACCACGTCTAGTACCTGCTGGTGCTAACCAAGGAAACGCTACATCATCTGAACGCACAACTGTTCTAAGCATCATGTGTGTTGATGGTGCAACTACTGTTGTTCCTGATAAGTCAGTTGTTTGACAACTTGGATAAAACACACCAAAGTATGGATCAGCAGTTGTTAAGCCATCGCCATTAGCATTGGTTGCCCAATTTGTAATGTCTGTACCTGTGTCTGCTAAACGCATTGGAGCATCACTTAAAATGAATCCTGTATTGTTACGCTCATTGTTAAGTGCAACTAAGTTACTTGCTAATTCTTCATAGTTAGGACAAGAAAGCAAGTTAAATATTTTTTGCTCTTCACGCAATTCTTGTGAACCATCTACTGCTGCTTTTAACGCTTTTACTACTATATTTCTTACTGCTTTTCTTCCAGCAAACATTGCTCCATTTGATTGTAATCCACTTGAAGTAACCCATGCATCTTTTACAGTAGGTAAGGCTCCATATGTTGCAAACGGAAAGTCAGCTGCATTAAAGTAATCAGCTTGGAAACTCTTTACGTTAAATCCACTACGTCTCATATTCCACACTAGCATTCCTTCAGGATAAAGTGAAGGATCTGCTTTGTCTAAATCAACATAGTCGCTTGTTAATAAACTTTTTATAGTAGGAATATCACCAGTAATAGGATCTGTTGTTCCGTTACCTGCCCAACGCATATCAGCAAATAGTATTCCATTCTGTGTTGTTTGATCTGAGTTATCTATTTCTACCCATTGATCAACCGAACTTACACTTTCCCATCTATATATGTCAGGATATTCGTCTAAGTTTGAGGTTGAAATCCATATATCACCATATACTAATGCACTGTCGTCGCTTTGCTTTGTTGGAGCACTCGCGGCTACTATTGGTCCATTTGGACTAGTAGTAGAAAGATCAAATCCTCTTATGTCTGAGGTAACATTTTGATAGCCTTTCCATGTGCCACCACTTTGAATCATAATATCACATTCGTCTGTTGCACTATAATACCAATTTGTTCCATCTGCTGGATCAATACTTGGAGCAGTTGAACTAGCAGTATATGCAGGTGTGTTACCAAAACCTAATGGTATCCAGTTACTAAGGATGATTCCACCAGCTGGGTTAGTTCTCACTTGTCCTGTAGTAACTCCTATTGTTATTCCTGCATCAGCAACTGGCGTTCCACTTGTATCTACTAGTAAAATTACGCCACCCTCTGTATGTTCAATTTGTACTGCACCAGTTGATAAAACTCTTGCAGTTGTATTTGCTACGTTGGCCGCAGTAAATGCAGTAACAAAATCAGTTGCTGTTGTTCCTTTTACAGTTGCAGTTACTGCGGCAGTAAGTGTAGTAGTATTTTTTGCACTAGCCTGTATTGTAAAAGTTTCTTCAGCGACAAAAGTTGGTGTTGTTAAGGTACCAGTTACTAAAGTTGCACCAGTTACATATCTTTGATAAAATTTAGAGACATATGTATCAGCACGCAAACAATTGTATTCAACATACAATGATCCAACCGGAATGTTTGTTCCACCACCTGCAGGGTCATATGTTTTATTCGCAGCTTGATCGCTAAAATGAACTGGTGTACTTAATGTCGTAAAAGTATCAGTTGCGGCTGAATACTGCTTCACAACAAGATTTACACCTGTGTTCACATTGTTTAATTTATACCAAACACTTCCTGTTGGATGAGGCTCTGTTCCAGTAGCGGCCCAACTTGGATTATTATAGTTAAATCCAAAGTGTATAACAGGTGCATAGTAAGGCTTGTCGCCGCTTACAGTAATACCTAAATCAGCAAGTACTGTTCCAGTTCCTGCGTCTACCATTAATATACCATTACCACTATCAGTTGATCCGTCATTAGTTCCATTTGAATCAACAAATATCTGCAGTTTTCCATTTGCTACTGTTGCACTTATACCAGATATTGATGCACTATTGATATCTGAAGCGGCAGTTGTAATTGTTGTACCAGTCATTGCAACAGTGACATCGTTTAATATCATTGTATTTCCAACAGTAAGAGTTGGATTAGTAGCAGTTCCAATAATTGTTGGCCATGAGTTCTTCCATGCATCGCTTCCAACAAGCACCCAACTATTTGCTGTCACTGCTGGATCACTCGAAACATTACCTGGTGACTTATAATACACAGGATTGTTTGTATTTGTTGTATTCACTGCATAGTCGCCAATACTACCTATACTTGCTAGTGGTATTCCACTTGAAACGCCACCAACTAAGTCAGACACATTTGTAATAACTGTAGGCACTTTGTTAGTAAATGTTTCTGTAGTTGCACTCCATTCAAATGCACCAAATGCTGATACACCTGTGTCGAACCAGTATACACCATCTGCAGGATCACCTGTTGGTCTTACTAGTGTTGCAGTAAGTTGGCTTAGATCAACATCTGCTCTTTGTACGTATGCTCTGTTGCTTACGCCCAATGTACTGTAGGCTGCAAGTAATCCATATTCATTAAGTTCGTATCCGTTAATGCTTGTTCCTGCAGATGTACTATAGAAGAACGGTGTTCCAAATGTGTTTGCTAAATCTCTTTGTGATGTTATTAAGTAACATTTATTTGCATTTGCTGCCGTTGTTCCTGCGGCTACTCCGACTCCTGTACCGCTTACTTTATTTTGAGCAGTTGCTATCAAAATGTAAGGTACTGAATTTGTTGCGGCCGGAAGATAATTACTTTCGTCTATTATTGTAACTTCTACGCCTGGTGATGTTAGTGCCATTTTTTCACTTCCTTTAAAATATAATCTCTTAATGATATTTATAAGAATCTTCCAAATATTGCGATGTAGACTGCCCTTTGCAAAGGTTTGTGTAGATAAATATCCGTATGGATAGACCTATTTGCAGTGCTTGTAACCGCCGTCTGGTAGCAATAAATTATATTAAAAATGATAAATTACACTATCGAAGTAGATGTGACAGTTGTACACGCAAAAATAGACAAATCAAAGCTCCAGTTCCGCGTTGGCAACTAGAAGGTTATCAAAAAAAGAAACTATGCGATCGTTGTGGATTTGTTGCTAAAAGCGGAGCACAAATATTAGTATATCATGTTGATGGAAATTTAAAGAATAGCAATCTTGCGAATCTTAGAAGTATCTGTTTAAATTGCAGTGTGGAAATAGTAAGGCTTGACTTACCTTGGAAGGTCGGCGATCTTGTTGAGGACCAATGATTGTAAATCATTGAGGCTACTGTTATTATAAAGAATACAATCAAATCGACTGTTTACATCTATCCACTTGTATTCGCTTTCGTGAACATCAAAGCCACTCATTAAGTTACTTGTATCTGAGTTTGCATTATCTAATATTGCTCGCTGAAACCATTCAGGGTCCTTACCTCTTTTTACTTGCCAAACTTTCCCGCCAAGGTCACGTATCATGTTTTGTTCGTTGCGAAAACGCACATCAGGTACAACGTAGTTTCCAGGATTGTCTATCATTTGTTTCTTTAGAAGACTTACCCATACACCGTTGTCAAACCCATCACGCATACACTCTGTGCCAAATTCTTGCAATACTATTCTTGGTGTTATAGTCCTACCAGTCTCTTGTGTCCAAAAATCATCTGATTGTTCACGCCATGATCTGCTTTCGTCGGTATCACCTTCTAGCAATGATCTATCCCAACCAAAAATAGTTGCAACACCATCTTTGAGTTTGTCAGCAAAACTCACTTTAGTAAACCCTTGTTCTACTAATATGTCAGCAACAGTTCCTTTGCCGCTGCCTATAAGTCCGCAAATACCAACTATCATTTAAGTCCTGCTACCCTTAGGTGTTTAAGTGTTTGTTGTAGTAAATCAATTTGTCTTCTACAATCTTCTAGTGCATGGTGACTTGCACGTGGCTTAGGCAAGTCTGGATACAAACTATATACCGTACGTGCATCTCTTACATTCCAAAATTGCCACGGTATAGGTAATCCAAGTTGTTTGAATGCATTCTCAAGTATAACCATGTCAAATGTTGTACCATTAGCCCAAGTTAGTTTGCAATGGAAACACAACTTGCTCAGTTCCTCAAGTGCTTGCTTTAGTGGTATTCTACCTTCTTCACCAAATGCTTCATCCTGTGCTTCTTGTGGTTGTGTTGCCCACCATTCTACAGTTGAGTCATCTACTTCTCTGTCAGGTTGACTGTCTACATCAACTCTTGCATAGTAATCTTGTTTTTGGTAACCAATACTAAGTGGATCAAAGGTTTGGGCCGCTATTGTAAGAATACAAGCGTCAGGGCCAGTACCTACAGTTTCTATATCTATCATAATATCCATAGTATCATTATAGCACTAAATGAAACTATGTCAACCTATTTTCTTGTCTTGACTGTTTTCTTTGTGCCAACTGTGCCTTTAAGGCTTGTCTTTGGTGGCTTGTATGCTTTTTGAACTTTGCCTCCTGAACTAACACTGCCTTTACGCAGTTTGTTCAGCATGCCAAGCAATCTACTTGCTGGATTGACTCTTTTGGTCTTCTTTGCTTTTCTTGCGGCAACTTTGCTTTTTGTTTTGCGAGTCACTTTCATTTGTGCTCGCTTACGTTGATCGATAGGTGCATCACAGTCTTTGGCATTACCAACAACACGACCTCTTCTTGTACCGCTAGTACAACGCCATTTTGTTTTTAATTTATTTCCCGATCTACTGAACACCATTTCGTGCTCGTTGACAATCTCAGGTTTAGTAACAAACTCTTCGACACGCATTAGCCAATTACCCACATTAATGGTTGAGATCCGTCAACATAGAGTTTAAGTTCTTCAATTTTGGCATCCATGATAGCATTACCTTCTGCTTTCATCTGTGCACCGTTAAGTGCAGTTCCGCCTTGTGGTCCAGCAATTGTTGCGAACTTTTCTCTAGCTTCTCCAATAATCAGTTTACAGTTACCAACCATATAATCTCTTATCCATTGCATTGTAGAAAAGTCTGTGAGTAGTTGTACTTCTGGACGTAAGTTGTAGCACCAAAGTAGGACAGTCTCCCCTTCGCCTTTAATATCACGCATCAATGTCAATTGATTGGTTGCACTATTGTAATTATAATTTAAAAATCCGCCAAACATCTTAGCAGTAAGTTCTACATACTGTGAATAGAAATCGTATGTCGCAAGTCCGCCCATTTGATTTCCGTTTAGAAGATATGTGTTTAAGGCGGCAGCACTAAAAGGTTCAAATGCTTGTCCTTCTCCGCCGTTGCTAAAGCCAATTGTACGTCGAAAAACTTGTCTTACAGTTTTAATCTCTCTGGGCAAGGTATAGATGTTATTGCCATCGCCAAGAGTTAGAAAGTTATAGCTTTCTTCAAAAGCATTTTCTGCACGTTGTCTATAAGTACCAATTGTTCTTTGGTAAGCTGCCTCATAATGACTAGCATCAAGTTCAGTGTCAATTATGCCTTCGCCTAACTGCAACTTAACGTAGTCAAATGTTTCTTGCTTCTTAGTTTCTAATGTTTGATCAAGTGTTTGTTGTGCTTCTGCCATAATACCATCCTATGACAGTATTTATGTAAATTACCAAGCCTTGAGTATTACTACGTGTTCATTGCCGCGACCGTTATACTTTATTTCAGTTGCTTTAATCCCGGCGAACTGTTTTCTATTGTTAGGCTTGCCGCCTTTCATTAGTTCTTTAATTTGTTCTACAGGTTTACGCAGTGTTTTTTGTACACTTTTGTTTGGATCAAAACCAATTACACTGTTACTCTTTATGCTGTATGTTTTTATAGTTTCATCAGCAACTATATAGATCAACTTACGTGTTTTTGTATTATAAAGCCAGGCTTCTGTACCATGCACCATCTTCTCTGCACTAACACTCACAAGTCCCAGTTCTTCAAACTTCTTTAGATACTTAAACTTACGAACTAACTGTGCAGGTGTCTTTTGTTTTGCTACACGTGGCGCCCTGTCTGCTTTCTTAACCTGGACATAACTTGCACACTCAGCAACTGCACGTTCAAGAAACTTTTGCATTGCACGTATCTGTAGTTTGCCTAAGTAGCTATATCCTTCTTCAAGTTGTGCTATCATATCAAGTTCTTGTTCTGACATTTTAGCCTGTTCTTTTTTACTAGGCGGATTCATCAACTCATTTATCTCACTTAGTTGTGCCTTAAGTGGATCAGCAATAATATCTATTGTTTGTGGAGGACATCCTTCATCACGTAGCAATTTCATAAGACTGTACTTGTCAGGGTCCTTACAGTCGTTTGCCATAAACTGATCAACTAGTTCATGCACTGCACCTTCGATATCCATGGTCTTATCACGCATGTTTTCCTGTATAGTCTTACGTGCAACTGCTGGCTTTGTGTTATCCACTACTAACTTTGGTGCTGGCATAGTTCTTGCCATTGCTTCTTTGACACTCTTCTTCACATAATCTGTGGTTGGTTGTACATCGCCAACAGTGCCTGCTAGTGTTTGCCAGTGTGCATTGTGTTCAGGATGTATATCCGGCATTCCTTGTCTCAAACACCTTGCATAGATACTTGCATACACCATTCCGTTGTGTCCATGACGTTTCATAGTAGCAATATCGTCTTTGCTATACTGATTTTCTTTCATCCATGCAAGTAAATCAGGAAACAGTTCTATAGGTTTACGTTCTTGGTAATACCAATCAACTGAAACCATCTTGTGTTTATGATAGGCTTGTCCGCTCATTTGCAATGCCGTTGACCAATCAGGGTCTTGTGCTTTACTGCGTTGCTTTCTAATTACTGGCTTTTTCTTACGAGTGCCTGGCTTTAATAAGTTTTTGCCTTTTGCCATATTCCGCTCCTATATCTAACTGTTACAAAGAGTATAACATGTATATAGTGTGTGTCAACCAAAAAGTTGCAAGACTTTTGTTATTCTTTTCAAATAAAAAGGTTGACTTATACTCTAACTGTGTTATTATGTATATACAGTTAGAAAAAAAGGAACAGTATATGAAGAAGAAAATACAAATTACTGGAATAGTAAAAGAAGATAGTGTTAATGTAGAATATGAAACTGGCAAGCACGATAGTGTTAGTAGTGCAGAAGCAGAGTTACTTACTATGATGGACTATACTCAAGCAAGTGCTTCAGTTAATAATATCAAACTAGTAAAAACTATCTACAACTTTGTTGAGTGTTACAAGGATGAAATGGAGTTAAAATATGGATCATAAAAAAATAGAACTATACGAACGTCGTATAGACAACTGCTGGCAAGCCGCAGAATTTTGTGCTGATGGCACATGGGGTAGAGAATATTGGACTCAGAATGCAATGTATCTGCTACGTAGAATGAACTGTTTTTTAAACGGAGGAACTGAAAAATGAAATTTATGTTAGTCACAATGGTGTTGGCCAATCCAATGACTTATGCAGATAAGACAACATGTCTTACCGCAGTAGATGCACTTAAAAGTGTCGATATAGAAGCAGTGTGTATACCTGCTGGCATCGAACAACAAACTGCAAGTGATAAAATGATTGCAAACATGATGCAATTTATTACCAAATTAGAAACCATGAAGGCAAAACAATGAATGAATCATTATTAGGTTTGCAGTTTGATGTAAGCAAATACCATAAAGGCATCCAACTTGTACTTGATTATAAAAAGTACAATCTGAGCATTGTAAAGCACGAAGGAAGTTATGGTGGTAAGCAAGGCTTGTTTGAAATCATGGTAAGTGATAATAGTGGTCACGGTGTCGAACTTCCAGGAATAACCGCACAGGGCGATACTGTAAAAGGCTTTTTAACACTAGAAGATGTAAGTGGTATTTGTAAGAAGATGACAGTTATCACTGGCAACGATCCAGTTAAGGTCGCTATCTAAGTCCATAAATACAGTAAGAAGGAATACTGTATGCCTAGACTTAGTTTATATCGCCCTAATCGACAAAACGATTACAAATTTATTGACCGCACTGTTATGGAAATGTACCAGGTTGGCGGTGTTGATATGTTTATTCACAAATATCTCGGACCAACACCACATGGTGATGATAGCTCAAGTGTAAGCGGCGGTACACAAGATGCCACACAGCCTGCTTATTCCAGCGAGTCTCCACTGTTTATTGAAGATTTATTTCTATTAGAAAACAGAGATCGCAAGTATGACGATGATGTATACCAAATGCGTGGTGTATACAATGCACAAGACATAGATTTTGACCTAAGCCAATTTGGTTTGTTCCTAAACAACGATACACTTTTTATTACGTTTCACTATAACTTTATGATTGACACACTTGGTCGTAAACTTATGAGTGGTGATGTATTAGAGCTTCCAAACCTAAAAGATTACAATCCATTGGACAGTGGCATTGCACGTGCTATACCAAAATACTACGTAATACAAGATGCGGCTTTTGCCAGTGAAGGATTTTCACAAACTTGGTTACCGCACTTGTGGCGTGTAAAAGCAACACCACTTGTAAGTGCTCAAGAGTATTATGACATACTTAAAAAGCCGTTTGAAGAGAAAAACATTTGGGACAATGGAAACTACTATCCAAAAGGCAGTATAGTATTAAGTGGAGACACATACTACAAGGCTATAGATGATGTAGACCCTGGTGTTGAAATTACTGATACCACCAAGTGGGAAGAATTTACACCTCTAACGGAACAAGAAACCTTTGCTACTGTGGTTAAGGATAGAGAAATAAACGATGCTATTCTTACACAAGCAGAATATGAAGTACCTTATAGTGGTTATGATAGTGTAAAATTTTACATTGTACCAACCAACGAAGATGGAAAACCGGCAGATCCAAACAGTTATACCGTTGACAACACAGGAATAACAGTCGACACAACTAACGTTGATGTTGATGGGCAACCACAAAGTCCAAGAGCAAATGGTTACACACTAGGATATCTAACTGGCGATGGCATCGCCCCAAACGGTTTGCCGGTTACACCAGGCACAAGTTTCCCACAAGGCGCACAAGAAGGTGACTTTGCACTGAGATTAGACTATTACCCAAATAGACTTTTTCGCTACAGCGGCTCGCGATGGGTTAAGTACGAAGACGATGTGAGGACTAATTTGACACCAGGTGATAAAGAAAAAGCAGTTGCAAATTATGGTAACGTTGATTCACAGACACAACGTAGTAGTTTTGTAAACAATACTAATAAAACCAACACAGAAGATCGTGGCCAGATCGATGAGAGACAGCCGCTTAGTAAGATACTTAAACCGCAGGCTGATAATTAATGCAACAATTTTTTTATGATGAACAGATACGCAGATTCTTGTTGCAGTTTACTAGAGTATTCTCAAATTTTCAAGTAGAATACGGCAGAACAGAAGACAATTCACAAAAAGCATTGTATAGAGTGCCAGTACGTTATGGTGACGCCACAAGACAAGCACAAACAATTATACAACAAAACAGTGCAAACAGTTTGCCAGCAACACCACTGATGACATTTCATGTAACAAATTTAAATTATGCACGTGATAGAATACAAGAACCTTATTTTGTACAAAAGCAAAATGTTAGACAACGTTATTGGGATACCGAAAGCGAATCCTACGAAACCACACAAGGCAATGCATTTACAATTGAAAAAATGATGCCTGTTCCATTTGATTTAGAAGTTAACTTAGACATATGGACATCAAATACCAATCAAAAATTACAATTACTTGAGCAACTATTAACATTGTTCAACCCAAGTTTAGAAATACAAAGCACAGAAAACTTTATAGACTGGACCAGTTTAAGTGTTATGTACTTAGAACAGGTTACATGGAGTTCACGTTCTATACCTCAGGGAACAGACGATCCTATTGACATTGCTACACTAAGATTTGTAATGCCAATATATATTTCGCCGCCAGCAAAGGTTAAAAAACTTGGTGTGGTAGAAAAAATAGTTGCAAGTGTATTTGACGGAAACGGTGATATGGCAGAAGCTATTTTTGATAGTGATTTACTATTAGGCACTAGGCAATTGTTTACTCCTTTCAATTATCAAACCTTACTAATTGGCAACAAACTACAAGTTTTAGAAACCAAAGCTGTGGTTACAAACAATTCAGGTGTACAGGTTCCAACTGCACCTCCTAGTAACTTATTATGGCACACTGTAGTAGATTTATACGGAGCCCTACGCAACGGTATCAGTCAAATTAGACTAGACAATCCATATGATACAAGCATAATAGTTGGAACAGTCTCATATGATCCAACTGATGATAGATTTCTACTTTTTACAGTGGATGCTGATACTATTCCTGCTAACACACTTGATGCAGTCAATGCGATTGTTGATCCACAAGCAAAAGGCCCTGGCACTATAAACGGCTTACCCGCCTCTGCCGCTGGACAAAGATATTTGTTTATTAACGATACAGGTAGTGCTAGTACAGAAGATCCAGGATTTGCACAAGCATGGAGAGGCACTGACGGTTCAGCACTTGTAGCAAATACAAACGATATAGTAGAATATGATGGTACAAGGTGGAACATTGCATTTGATTCTAGCAATGAAAGCAATGTACAATATGTTAGCAATCTTACTACTAGTGTTCAATACAGATGGGCAGCAGGTGAATGGTTAAAGAGCTATGAAGGTTTATACACAGAAGGTAACTGGAGTCTAGTACTTTGATATCTGCAGTTGGAGTTTGGTTCTACAGTATCACCACAGATCGTTATTTGTATCTACTGAGAAATGATTCAAAAAATCCAGGATGTTGGGGCTTACCGGGTGGTAAGGTCGACTTTGGGGAAAATTTAAATGAAGCTCTGCAAAGAGAATGTCATGAAGAAATTGGACTATGGCCAGAAGTAATTAAATTAGTGCCTATTGAAAAATTTACAAGCATTGATAATCATTTTAGTTATCATACTTTTTTTTGTTTAGTTAATAATGAATTTGTACCAATTCTCAACAACGAACACTATGGTTATAGCTGGATAAAATCTGGCGTGTGGCCAAAGCCGTTACACCCGGGCTTATGGACAACAATCAACTTTCAAGAAATTTTGAAAAAAATAGAAACAATAAAAAAGTTTCAGATATCACAATACGAAATAAACTGAGCATATTTCCAAGTTACAAAATTTGGATTATCTTGCCAAACATCAGGTGGTGATGAATTATCAGTTACATGAATAAATTGTACATTTTTGTACATTGTTATTATTGCATTTAGTCCTTTGATGCGTTTTTCGTTTATTGACTGGTCTTGGTTTGTTGCGTCTACTCCGAGTAAAAATACTTCCCTATGGCCATCAAAACATGCTAGCCAGGCCGCTATCTCTATACTTGCTCCACGTTGTCCATAAGGAACCAAATAAAATTCGCCAGGAGTATCAATACAATTTCTTGCATTTGTATAGACTGATGATTTACGACTGTAGTCGGCTTCTTTAATTTCTAATAATTTTTCTGGATCAAACTCTACGTAGAAATCACACTGCATCTCTCTCCAACATCCTTCGGCACCATAACTCTGTAATCGTTTGCGTCCAAGATGCCATCCAGAATGTTGTTCAATTTTTGTTTCTAAATCTAGTTTTCCATTAAATTTTGTATTGTATCTACTTTGCCCGTGGCCAATCACTGCTGCTCGACCACTGATATGTTGGTTTTTAATTGGATTTTCTATCCATTCACGCTCTTGTAGTTTCTTACCCTCTTTAACAATATTTGAAACAATTACAAATTCGCCATCGTATTCTGTACGATATCTTTCGGACATTACATACGTCCTACAAGTATTTCTATAATTCCCGGACCTTGGTCAGTTTTGTTTTCTATTGCTTTGCCGATTGCACTTCCAGAAGGTGGATTGTGTAGATCTCTATGTGCTTCTGCATGTCCTGGTGTTGAACTGCTTACTAATATATCGCCTTTGTTGATAATTCCTACAACTTTACAAGGTACTCTTCCTAGTAGTGCAATACTTACACCATTTTCCAGACCACTGTTCATTAAATAGGCCGGATCAGTTGATACTACGCCAGCAATTGCTACACTTCGATGTCTTTTGGTTTGTGTAACTTCTTCAGTTCCGCCAAGCTCAACTACTGTACCTGCTTCATAATCTGCATCGGCAGTGTAACGTTCAGCCAAGTCAGCATATTTTGCACTGCTTGACAAACCTGTAATATTTGTACATGCTAAGGTTTCACTACTTGGATTAAAGGTAAGGGTACCACCATCATATTTTACAGCAGTCAAAGCACCACTTGTTGTAGCGGCATAATACAAATTGAAAGCAGTATTAGAACTGTTATCTTGTGACACAGTTGCACCTGCTGCCGCAAACGACAAGTTACCACTTGCGTCTGTTACTAATGCCTGCCCGCTTGAACCGTCAGCACTAGGCAATGTAAAAATTAAATTTGAAGCAACTGTACCTGGAGACTTGAATCCTACATAGTTAGAACTATCTGAGTCTCCAAGTCTTATTTCTGCTTGTGCGTTAAGTGTAAGGTTGCTTATACCAGTTTCTTTAAGCAATGCAAAGCCGCCAGCAGTACTACCATCATGTATTCTGAGTGTGTCTAGTGTGGTGTCAACACTAAGCTCACCAGCAGTACCAGTGAAGCTGTTGTTCTGTGTGGTTGTTCCACGTCTAAATTGTAGTACGGTTGGCATCTTATTCTCCTAGCAGTGTATTTATTAACTTAATACACCTAAATCTGTTGGCGATAATGTTGATCCCACAGGATCCATCATAGTATATATTTGTCCAAGGCTTACTCCAAATGCATCCGTTGCACCAGATTCAAACGGTGTTTCAGCACTTCCTGTTTGATCAAATTGTTTTGCTAAATCAAAGTTACCTTCACTACTTGGTAATGGTGTGACAGTACAATTTGGAAATGATGATCCTCCTTCGCCACCTCCAGATTGATCAACAAATGATAATGTTCCACTTCCGTTTGTTTGTAATACCTGTCCACTTGATCCATCAACTGGTAAAATAAAGTCTACATCACTAGTAACTGTTGACGGAGCCTTGAATCCAATATAATTACTACTGTCACTATCATAAAATCTTGCGTCTTGTTGTTCTCTTATTTGTAGGTTAGTACCATTCAGCAGTTGTAAACTATCAGACCTTAGTCGCATGTTGATGTTGTTTGAACCTGCTTTCCTGTTAGCAAATTCTATTAGTCCGTCTTCTGAGCCATCACTTGCGTCTTGTATTTTTCCTGTAATTTTTGCATACACAACTTCTTGGTCAGCGTCGTTTTCACCTTGAAACTTTAATTGTCCTAAGTAATCTGCATCGGCAGGTGATGCACTATTACGTTTCATTGTAATAACTGGACCAGCACTGCTTGAATCTTCTGTGGTTGTTAGCAGTAGAGCATCGCTTGTTGATGTGTTTTCAATTAAAGCACCAGTACTTGTTGTCTCAAAAACGTTTGTACCGTAATGCTTTAGTTTCACTGCACCAGTTGAACCATCTGCAACAACATAATTTGTAACACCTCCACTACCATCATCAGACATAATTGATACATCTTTGTTGTCTGCGTAGGTTCTAATAACAATATCACCAGTTGTTTCGTTTATAACTAGATCACTTCCGGTATGTTTAATGTTTGCATCAGTGTCTGATCCAAGTTGTATTTCACTACTATCAGATAATAAAATATTGCCAGCACTTATATTGCCTGTAGTAGTCAAACTTGTAAGTGCCGGAGTTAAACTTGGTGTAATTGTTAGTGTATCAGTGCTATCATTGGTTGTCAGTGCAATATTAGTACCAGCAACCATTGTGAGTGTATCACCAATTTGATCTGCTACAATACTGTTTTGACCTGAGACTGCAAACGTACCATATGCGGCATTGCCAGCTCGAACAAATGTCATTGTGGTTGAACCAACTGTAATCGGATCGTCTGTGGTTAACTTCCACTGTGTATCAGCGTAGGTTGTACCTTCGGTGATCATTATTATTGTACCGGCTTTTATCTCGCCAGTTGCATCTGCATCTAAACTTCTTGCCCAAGTTCCGTTTGAACCTGCACCTACTGTGGTTACATAATATATTCCGTTTTCACTGCCTGTGGTTTGTGCAGTTACTAGCACTCTATCTCTTAGTGCAAGGCTTACTCCATCAACAACTGCAGGAGCACCACCACTTAGCGTAACGTTAGCAACTGTAACTGCTCTGGCAGTTTGCTTGTAATCTATATCTTGTAGTTGGTGGGCACGAGGCCTAGTTAATCCCATTGTGTATCCTTATATAAACGTATTTATCAGAAAATACAGTCAAAAAAATAGCACCCGAAGGTGCTATTCTTAAATTTGTTATGATTTACATCATTAATGCTAGTACCTCAATAACAGCATCTCCACCTTCGTTGGATTCGATTGCTTTACCAATTACTGTACCAATTGCTGGACTGTTATTAGCCATTGCCATACCATTACCTGCACTAACCATTAAGTCACCTGCGTTTACTGCGCCTGTTACTTTAGTTGGTACACGTCCTGCTATTGCTAATGCAGTACCTTCTTGATCACCGTTCATCAAGTAACCAGGATTTGTAGAAACAATACCTGCTACTGCATGATGATTTGCTTCGTCACAAACTGCAACTTTTCCATCACCTGCAAAATGTACTACTGTACCTGCTTCAATTTCTGCATCTGAAGCATACATCTCAGCCAAGTCAGCGTATTTTGCTGTAGAAGCAAGAGTAGTTGTGTTAGTCACTGCTAATGTTTCTGAACTAGGATTAAAAGTTAATGTACCACCATCATACTTAACACCTGTCAACGCACCTGAAGTGGTTGATGCAAAGTATAAGTTAAATGCAGTATTAGAACTGTTATCTTGTGATACTGTTGCACCAGCTGCACCAAAACTAAGTGCGCCTGAACCGTCAGTAATAAGTGCTTGTCCACTTGATCCATCTGCTCCTGGAAGTGTAAATGCTAAGTTTGAAGCTACAGTCGATGGAGCTGCTAAAGATATTGTGTTTGAATCATCAGCATCATAAAAAATAGCTTTTCCTAAGTGTGCATCTAACCAATGCAGTGCGGCACTACCTAAGTCCTGCGTACCGTCAGCTGCTGGAAGTAGATCACCAGTTATTCTTACTACTGCCGAACTATCCACACATTCTACAATAGCAGTACTATCGCCGTTTGCAAGAGATGTTATTGTTGTTGTAGTAGTAATTTTTCTAACTTCAATCACATCGCCTGATAGCGGAGCTTCAGTAAATGTTAATGTTGTACCGGATACAGCATAAGCAGTGGTTGGTAACTGTACCACACCGTTTATGGATACTATACAACTTGCAGTTGTTTGTGCATTACTAAGCGTAAATGCAACAGTTGAATTATCACCACTAAAATTTTGTGTAGCAATAACTGTAAAGTCACTACCAGCTGTTGTCCAAGCTGATGAATCATAGAATTCAAAAGCATCAATAGATGTGTTAAAACGTATCATACCAGTTGCGGCACTTGGTCTTTGTGCAGTTGTTCCTACAGGTATCAATATTGAATCTGTACTATCAACTTTAAGTGTTGCACCTGTTGTTGCAGTTGCAGTTCCAATCAATACAGTGTCTGAACCAGCGTCTGTTCTAAACAAGTTAGCATCGCCGTTACCTTCAACAACAAAGTCTAAATCTGCTGATGCTTGGTTAACAGTAATTGCTGCACCTGATGAGTCAATGTCGTTAGCACTAATAGTGATACCACTGTCTGATGTTAATGTAGCACCACTAACTGCACCAGAGAAGTCACCAATAGCACCAGTTACGTTACCTGCTATTACGTTTCCAGCACCAGTTGTAATGTTACCACTTGTAACGATTGTTGTAACACTTGCAATAGCACCTGAAGTGATAGTTGCTGTACCATCTGTGATTGTAGCACCTTGTACTGAACCACTAGCAACAAAACTTGTACCGTTAGCAACACCAATATTTGGAGTTGTTAGGTTAGCACTTGTTTTAACAACAACTTCATCGCCTACGATAGCAGTAGTTACATCGTCAACTTCAACGTTTAGTGTATCACCTGTTTTACTTAAACCAGCACCTGCAGTAATTTGTCCAGCACCTGAGAACTGTGTAAAGTTAATTGCAGTTGTACCCATTGTTACCGGAGCGTTTGTTGTACAAACAAAACCGTTATCAGCGTTAGTAGTACCTTCTTCAACAAATACGAACGCACCTGGAATTTCACTAGCTGGTGAACCATCCATGTCGCCTGCTCTTGTTAGTACGAAAGGAGCACCTACTGCACCAATTGATGTACAAACGTAGATACCGTTTTGTAAAGCGGCTGCCTGATCTTGAATAAGAACTCTTTCACCGGCTACCATGGTAACACCGTCAATTGCGGCTAATACACCGTTTGCGTTGGCTGTTAATGTAGCACCAACACCAGCTGTACCGTTGTTGTATGTCACTGCGGCTAAGGCGGCAGTAGTTGCGGCAACAACTGATTCTTTAATGTCTAAGCCTTCTGCAACTGAGTCAACATATGCTTTGTTGGCTGCATCAGTAGTAGCAGTTGGAGTAGCAACTCCACTAACTCTTTTACTTGACATTGCAACAGTTCCTGTTCCTGTTGGAACAAGTGTTACTGTATCGTTTGTTCCTGTTGCAGTAATTGTTATTGCTGCACCTTCTACATCTGGTGTACTAACTTTTGTAGTTCCTGTAACTGTACCAGAAGCAGTTATGTTTGTAAATCCTGTACCAGCACCTGAAGTAATACTTGCAGTTCCATCTGTAAGTGTACCACCAGTAATTGCACCACTTGCATTTACAGTTGTTAATCCTGAAGCTGCACCTGAAGTAATTGTAGCAGTACCATCTGTTAATGATCCACCTTTTACTTCACCAGTTGCAGTTACTTTTGCACCAGTGGTTAAGTTACCACCTGCAACGTTTCCAGTTGCTGTAATTGTTGTTACTGCCGTAATAGAACTTCCAGCTGCAATTGTGCTTGAAGCATTTAATGCAGTTGTTACGTTACCTGTTGGAGCAAGGTTAACCATTGACAAGTCTTTGAAGTCTCCGTTGACTTTACTTGCTAATGTAATTGCAGTACCTGTGCCATCGTCTGTTGTTAGACCTGCTTTAAATGTGTCGTCTGTTTCGTCAAAAATCCATGCAACGTTGTTTGAATCTCCACGCTCTCCAATAAAACCAATGTCCTTTGATGGTGCACCAGTTTCGTTTTTAGCAAGAAGAATTACCGGATCTTCAATAATTGTGTTAACAGTATCCAACGCAGTGGTTGCTCCGTTAACTGTTAAGTTTCCTGTGACAGTAAGGTTTGAACCGTACGTCAAGTTTGCTGCCAGTTTACCTGCGGTAATCGATGCGTCAACTAGCTTTGTGCCAGCGTCAATTGTCGCATTGGTAATCTGGTTATTCTTAATTCTTGTTATAGGCATTTAATATGTCTCCGTTTAGCTTATATAAAAAAGATTTTTTATAAAAGATATGCGTCTTGAAACATCACCCGGTGAGTATCTCCGTAGGCTTCTTCTGGCTGCTACTCTTATGATAATATTTACCAGTGGGTGAGATTTTTAATCTATGGTGAAAATGAAGGTTTAATGGTATAATAGACTAGATCTTAGGCCGCGGAGATTGTTCCATCGAAGCGAACTTGTTGCCAGTTTGAACCATTATATACGGCTAAACAAGGTGCCCCTCCGTTGCCGTTGCTCACATATATTAACTGCCCTGCGGCTTTATTTGACAGGGCGTTTGCTTGTGTTACAGTATATGTTGGTAATTGTAAACTGTGTACTGTTGCAAATTGTGCAACTCCATTGTTATCAACTGCAATAAAGTCACCCGTGCCGTTTGTGATGCTTGTTATAGTAGTTAATGTGCTTATACTACGTACTTCAATGGCATCTCCAGCAGATGGTGCTTCTGTAAAAGTTAATGTTGTGCTTGATACTGCATAGGCAGTTGTTGGGGTTTGCACTGTACCATTGATACTAACAATAACACTTGCAGTAGTAGCCGCGGCGGTAAGCGTAAATGCAACTGTTGAATTATCACCTGAGAAACTTTGACTTGTGATACTGTCATTTGAACCAACTGTTGACCATGCAGAACCATTATACACTTCTACACCAGTGGTTGTGGTATTGAATCTTAAATCTCCAGCAGTTGGAGTTGTTGGTCTTTGTGCAGTGGTGCCTACTGAAATATTAAGTGCAGTTGTATTATTAATTTCAACTGTTCCTTGACCTGTTGTGGTAAATCCTATATCACTTCCGGCATTATTAGTACTGAAAGTTGTGTCAGTAACAGTAAGGTTTCCAATTCCAGTTCCGCCGCCAACACCAAAAGGTCCGATATATCTTGCACCAACAATATAAACAGATTTGCCAGTAACACCTGTGCCAATTACTGTTGGAATATTTGTACCGTTAAAGTTAAGCACACCAGAAGAGTAATCAAAAAACCATTCGTCATTGTTTCCTGAACCTGCTTGGAACAGTTGTGTGCCTGTGCTTTGTGGATTGGCTGCACCAGCGTTGTCAACATAAACTTTTACAAGATAAGTTGAACCAAATTCAGTTGGTATCCAATCAGTAAGATTTGTTTTCCATGTCCTGTTGTCAGGAGCACTTAGATCTTCTGTGGTTTCAACTGTATCACTTCCACCAGCCGCATCCTGGTAAATGTTTACAATTGCACTGGCAGCCGCTGGCTTTACTCCTGGAATACTGCCAGAACTTTGCCATACTTTATCGCCTCGCATCAACAGAGGTGATGGAATACTTTCGTTGAAAGCCTGCTTGTTTGCATTTGGAGCAGTTTTAGTTACTCCAAATCCCAGCTTCTTCCATAAAAAATCTACTTTGGTGCTATCAGCTAATGCCATTAAGTCTGTACTCCTACACTAACACTGGTTAGAGTTTGACCTGATCCTAGTGCAATACGCACTAGCACATTGTTTCCTGTAGAGTTTGAACTGTTTTCGCTTCCTAGTGTCATGGTATAAGAAGCATTAATGCCTGTGTTAACTGGGATAATGTCAGCACCAGTTAAAGCACATCCGTTACTACCGTTACCACCGTTACCGGTATCACTGCCTGGTACTCCTGCACCTCCGTATTGTATACTACCATTGACCCATCCATTTAATCCACTGGCAGTATCTATTGCAGTACCAGGTGCTCCTATGAACACTCCTTTAATGCCGGTAGCACTGTTTATTGCTATATCAAAGTTTGCAACCGTTGCTCTTCTAAATGCAAAGGTTATATACTGATTACCTGTTCTACTTGTAGCTAAGTTTGGACCTGCAGGTAGATATCCACTGCTTAGGTTAGTAACAAAATGTTTCAGTGTACCAAAACGCACTATTGCCTCTGAAGTGCCTGCCACAGTGGCTGCTCCTGTAAAAGCATTTGCAGTATAGTAATTTGTTCCGCCTGCGAAACTTGGAGTGTCAGCAAAGCTGCCAAAACCTGTGACACGCTTTCCGTCATCATCAAAAGTAGTTCCTAATGAATCAGAAACTGGAATGTTTTCTTCGTCAAAGCCAGTTAAACTTGCACTATAAACCTGTATGTATTTGTCGGTAAGGTTAACAACACTACTTGAGCCATTTACATTTATCATTTGTGCATCAAGGTATCCTACTGCTCTTGCACTGCCGTTAATGAGAATGTTAATAGTGCCCAAAGTATATGCACTGCCAACACCTGTTGTTGCATTTGGTATTCCGCCTGTAAGAAAAGTTGGTGCACCGTCGATCTGAGCATATGTTTTGTTCTGACTAGAAATGAGAGAACCACTAGTACTTTCTGCTAGTGTACCTGTTGTGGTGGTATAAGGTGCAGTTGTGTTTCGATATGTTTGTCCAACAAAATTTGTTACTGTTAATCCAGTTATGTTAACTGCTGGTGAACCTGTGTTATAATATGGCACACCCGAAATGTATCTAAATGCTCCAGCAGTGGCTTGTGTAATCACTGCGGCACCTTGGTTTACTGTAGGTACTGATGTCATATCATCTTTAACAAAGCCTACTGTGTTTGTATTTCCTGCACTTGAATGACTTAGTCTGGTATCGTTATATCCTACACTTATTCCACTGGTTGCTTTTGAAACTCGTGCATCAAATACTTTTGCAAATCCAGTTGGGTAGGTACTAGCACTTATCTCATCATGTGCATCACCGTCGTTTACAACCACCAAGTCAGTGTATGTGCCTGCTTTATCGGTATTGTTAGCAAATGTGACTGCACCAGAAGCACTGTTGTTAAATGTAGCAGTAAGAGTTCCTGAAATTGCAGTGTTTGCATCAGTTACTGTGCTTGTAACAATTGGATCAGCAGTTGTGTATCTTGTTACACTACTACCTGCGGCTGGTATGTTACCGCCACTGCGGTCTGTTGCACTCGCTGCTAACTTTGGACTTGTGCCTTGACTGCCTGTTGACATGCTAAGTGTTTTTGTGCTTAATGCACCCGGAGCCGCTGGGTTTGCCTTTATAGTAATAAAATTTGTTTTTGTTTCTGTGTCAGTTTGTGCAATCGTATCTGGTGTACCTGAAGATACCAATGCTACTGTAAAACTTGCAACACTACCATAGTTGTTTGTTATGTTTGCGGCACCAGGAGTACCTGCTCCGGTTGTGATATCACCAGTTGTGTTGCCATCTCCAAACGTAAAATTTGTTGTTGTAACGTTTTGACTTGTGTTTTGAAATGTAACTAATCCTCGATTAGTTTCTACTCCTGATCTATAGTCTGTAAACAAATAGCCGTCCTGTGCATCATCGCCTGTTCTATCACTGACTGTTACCATCGTACCTGAAAAGATACTGCGTATGTCTGGTTCAACTGCTATTGCAATGTTAGCGGCAAGAAACGGACTACTTGAATGTCCAGTTTGAGTACGTAAATTTGTTTGGTATGTTACTGTAGTTCCAGCGGCTTGTTGCCCGCCGCTTAACGTATATACATGATTTATAGGACTTCCTGGGTTTCCGGTTACACCATTCTGTATGTTTATACTACTAACACTGGTATCTCCCCAAGTGTAGATATATTTTTGTCCAGTACCAAATAGTGCCGTGGTTCCTGGAGCAGTAGCAGTAGTATTGGTAAACTGTACAACACCGCCTGAAGTTGCTTCTTCGTTAACAACACGCACAGCGCTCGCACTAAACGTTGTTGTTTGAGGTGTAAACACACTTATAACAGTCGGAGCAGTTGTTACTGATACAGGACTAGCACCAGCAGTAGCTGATGTACCGGTAAGCAGAATATTGTACTGTGTATCTCCACCTGTGTTGTTGTAAGTGTTTTGCACTGTTGTAAAATCTGTTGCTGGTTGTACGTTTGCACCTTGTCCCCAACTTAGATCAAAACTTGTTGTTACAAATTGACTTGTGTTGGTAATTGTTGCGGCAGTACCTGTGTCTATTGTGCTATCAGTAAGTGTGAAAGCCGGAATCGGAGTTGGTGTAAACAATGTAATGTAATTTGTTCTTGTAAAATTATCAGCACTTCCTTTAGCACCGTCGGCAATGACGCCTCCATGTGTTCCGTTTGTATTTTTAGCAGTAAAACTTACTGTAAATTGTCCACCTGCGGCATTATTATAGGTGTGAGATGGATTTTGTTGCGTAGAAGTGTTACCATCGCCAAAGTTCCATTCAAAACCATTTGCATTTCCAATAAATGTACCAGTGAAGTTTACAGTTGTTGGCGAAGGTCCGCTGGTTGGTGTACCTACAAAACTTGCTTGTCCAACATATTTGTTATTTGCAATGTTTAAGGCAACTTGGTTGAGATCGTCGATGCCAGTTGTTACCTTTGTTGTGGTTGTCCAACCGTCATATGCAACGTCTGGTCCAGATATATTGCCATCAGCTGGTGTACCAAGGTCAATTGTATTACCAAGTACACTGGCTATATTTGCACCAGTTGTCCAACTTAGTGCTCCGCTACCGTTTGTTGTGAGGACTTGTCCTGTTGTTCCGCCAGTGATTGTTACGGCAGTGTTTGCTCCAAGATTTACCGGACTACCTGCTAAATTAAGTGTGCTTTCTGATGTGATTGCGTTTCCAGCAAGTGTCAGATTTGCAATTTTAGCCGTACCCGGAGCATGTAAAGGTTGCGAAGGTGTAGCAGTTCCGATACCAACTCGATTGTTAGTCACATCAATAAACAATGTGCTTGTATCAACAGCTAGGTTGGTTGTTCTTTCAAGATTACTTGCGAGTGCTTTACCGGTGACTCTTGCAATGGCCATTAATTACTATCCTTAAACTTTGCAGTATTTATCGCAGTTGTTAAGGCGTGTTGCCAACACCGTGTATCACGTTAATAGGTTCCGCTGCTAAAGGTGCGGCTGTAAAAGTAATATCTGCGCCACTGCCTGTAATAGTGTATACACCAGTTGGTTGTTGATAGATGTTTGAAACAAAAACAATCACTTGATCGGCTGCACTTGCGGTAGTGCTAAGTGTGAATGTAAGTGTTGAATTGTCTCCAGTGAAACTGTCAACTGTGATGTTTGCTTCACCTGAGTTTGCTATTGCAGTATATTGTGTACCATTAAAAAATTCTAAATTGTTGTTGCTGGTGTTGTATCTAAATACACCAAACACTGGATTTCCAGGGCGTTCAGCAGTAGTACCGCCAGGGACAACAACTGCACTTTCTCCACTAGTGATTATTCTATTTTTTAGAAATGTACCTGCCATTTTAGATAGCCGTAAATGATACTACTGCATTTATTCCTGTGGCTGCACTTGCAGTTACTTGAACAGTATCTCCGTTTGCAAGCAGTAGTTTTTCACCTCCGGTGTATAATTGATAACTGTCAGTTGCAGAAATGCTGAGTGTTTTTGCAACTAAGTTAGTTGTGCCCAAGCTGTCGCCGTTTGGTATAACATGAATGTCAACAGTTAATGCACCAGCACTTGAGTTGGTTAATTGCATATAAGTGACCGCAGTGTTGTTGGTGCTAGAGTATACTGTGGTTGCACTGTTTGATACGGCAGTTGTTTGTATTGTCATTTGTTTTCCTTAAAATATAATTCCAAAAACAATAGCCTTGCTTTTGCTTACTAGTTCATCTGTTGTTGTATCGTCTACAAAGTAAACGCCTGTTCCGCCACTACCTGCTATGCCACCATGTAACACTGTGGTGTTTGTTACTGCACCCGGAGCGGCACTGTCTTTGAGTTGTAATCCTGTGCTGATATTTACATTTCCAGTGAGATTTAACTGACTAGTATCTGTAAATGTCATGTTTGCACTAGCACCAAATGCACCCGAGTTGTTAAACTGTACTTGTGTATTTGCTCCTGCTACTGCACCAGCGGATGCAGTTCCAATTTCTGTCCACGTACCAGTTTCACCGGTGCTACCTGTGCTTGTGCTTAATTCCCATTTATTGTCCCTAGTATTATAACGAATGCCAGCAAATGTTGTTGCAGTCTTATGTGTTAACAATCCAGCATTACTTGCATAAGTTGAAGTGTTGCTCATGTTCACCATGACAAAGGGATCTTTTACATCCAGTTGTTCTGTGTTGATATATGTAACATTACCATTGACTGTTAAGTTTCCATCTATTGCAGTATTACTAGCAATATGCACCATATCTGTCGCATTTATGGTTTCAATATAATAGTCGCCGTCAATTCTTTTCTTTGTGTTCATAATGGACCTCTAGCAGTATTTACCATCTCAAGAAACTTGTCCATTGATAAAATTCTCATGTTAGCAATTTTATTAAACTGCTTTACAAAAGCACTTTCCACGCCCTCTACTCTATAAAACTGTCTGTTTGGATAGTCCTCTGTGAGTTTTACAAGTTGATTAATCCAGTTGCCAGCATATGTGGGCGGATCAAGTTCTTTTTTATAAAACTGTGTATCAACGTAAACATTATTAAACATTCCGTTTGTTGTGCCTAAGTCCATGCCAATCAAATAGATGTCACTGTGTCCATCAATACATGCAAGAGCAGCCGCATTAGGTCCACTACTAAATCCTTTGTATTGGTTACTTAAATCTTTACCACCTAAATCAACTATAGGTTTGCGTGTGTGAAATCTATGCTTTTGTGCATAGCCACTCTGTTGAATAGAATCAGCAATTGGCCTATCTGTTGCAACCAAACAATCTGGAGTAAAAGTTTTACACAACCAATTGCATCCATATGTTGCACCCAATGGGGATAATTTAGTTAAGTCAACCGACAGTCTACTTTTGCCATTGCCTAAAATAAAAGCTGTACTCATAAAAAAACCCTCACTGTACTTAATACAGTAAGGGTTTGGTTAGTTAAAAACTTACCTATTAACCTAAGTCAGGATTCTCAACTTGTACTAAATCACGTGTTGCTGGTGATGCAGACGAACCTGATCCACCAATTTTCACTGTGTCATCTAATATGTTGAAAAAGTTTAACAATACTGGAGCATCTGCAAAAGATATTCCATGTCTGTTGCTAAAACGCTTTAGACGTACCAATGATGATCCTACATCAGTGTAAGTAACTGTCATACTTCCTGTTGATAAACCAGAATCTGCTTCGTTTGCTAATGTACATATTCCACATTCAGCAACTGTTCCTGAAGAACCAGCGGCTGAGGCTGCTTCTACAGTAAAAATCATTCCTACTGCAATAGTACCTTTACCAGCACCCATTGAAGCCCAGTCAGTATCGCCTACTGCGACAACTCTTACTGTGGATCCAACCACTGCGTTTGCAGGGTCAATTGCACTTGCATCTAGTCTTGATACTAGGAACTTTGAAGCTCCTTTTTGTTTGATAATAAAACCTTCGCCTTCAGCAGTTATACTTCCGCCTGTTGGTCGTACTCTAGTAGATGTAATTGGATTTGTTATGCTACTAAGCGAAACGTCTCCGCCTACTACACCATAATATAATTCACCTGATGGTGTTCTGTTTGCAACATCATCGCCTGGATTATTATACGCAATGTCTTTTGTAAGACTTTTTGCAATTTTTAACGGTCTTCCCATTTGTTTTCTCCTTATAAAGTCCCGTTCTAGCGGGTACGCAGTTTTGTCTGCATAAACACATTATTGTGCAACAGTATTTATGTGGAATAAAGGTCAAAAAAATAGCACCCGAAGGTGCTATTTTTCATAAAGTTTAGCGTATATTATGAGAATGATAAGTTGCTTACTGCAATCTCACCTAAGTAATCACCGGCGTTACCAAATGATGACGCAGTATTTGTTAACTCAATGTAACCATATCTGGTCATAAAGCTAACTACTGGCTCAAATGTTGACGGATCTAATACAACGCCTGAACTCATCAACGGTACGTAAGGACAGTAGAATGCTGGAGCGTCAGTTTCTGATGCACCTTTGTATCCTACTAATACTGCTGTAGCGTCTGTTGCATATGAATCACAGAAGATTCTCATTGTACCGTTAAGTGTACCTACAAACTTAGTGTTTGTTGGTGCTTCAAAAGTACCTTCTGTTGTTCTAGCAAATGCTGAAGTTGTAGCTGATTGTAATACTGTTAATGAAGCTGGAGAAACAACTGCATAGTTACCAGCGCCACGTCTTGTACGCTGAGCAATTAGGTTAGCTGTTCTGTTTATTAACACTGCTAAAGCGGCATGCTCATCACCAACGAAAGTAGCAGTACCTGATACTGCAGCCTGGTTGTATGTGAATTCAGTTGCGGCTAATGTACGTAGAGATAATAGAATCTCTTGATCGATTTCAGCAGTAATCTCTTGAGCTAATGCTGCCATGATTTCTGCTTCTACGTCGATACCGTGCATTGCTTGTGCATCTTGAGCTGCTTCAAAAGTCCATCTTGCTTGTAGCTTACGAGTCTTTGCTTCGACTGTTTGCTTTAAGATTTGAACGGAAATTTGTCTACCACCAACACCTTCCATGGCTGCTGTGTTTCCACCTGCATATGATGCAGCAGTTGCTCCAGTAGAACCGGAATATGCCTGAGCAATTTTGAATGGTGATAATGCTTCATCACCAGCGGCTGTTGATGTAGCGGCAATTGAGTTGTCTGTCATTGCGTTAGCATAACGTACTCTCAATGTGTGTATTTGTCCAACTGGACCAGTCATTGGCTGAACACCAACTAACTCGTTAGCAATAACAGTTGGCATCACACGTCGGATAACTGGTAGTATTACTCTATTAAGTGTTGCTACGTTACCTGAACTAGTTGAACCCGCTGTTGCGTTCTCAGCTAAATGTTTGCGTGTGTTTTCTAAAATCACACCCATTGTAGATCTACGAGTTCCTTGTAAGCCTTCTAGGAGGGCTTCTTTGGTCTCGCTCCATCTGTTTTCTAGTAGTTCTTGTGACATTTATATGTCTCCTTTTTTAGTTTAAAGCCCTGCTAGGCGCTTTATGTCGATAACGTTTGAATTGTTATCTTCTTTCTTGGCGACCTTTGCAGTTTTGTTACCAGTTTGTTCAGTTAACTGAGATGCTTTCTTAGCACCTTTTGTTTCGCTGATTACTGCTGGCAAGTATTTTTCAAAAGCGTTCTTCAATCTAGATGTCTGAACGTTTTCAAGTAAGTTAGTCATAATTTCTCTCTTCTCATCATTAAGAGGAGATAGAAGCTCATCCAATGTAGCATCACGCTCATTGGCTTCTTTTATAACTTTGATTTCGTTATTTTTGCTCTCAACAAGTGCTTTCGCTTTGTCTTGAGTTTTGATGGCTTCTGCCAACTGTTTATCTTGTTTAGCAATTTTAACATTAAGTTTACGTACTTCTTCATTTTCATTTAAATGTGTAGCACCAAACTCTGTTGCATATGCTTCAAAGATACGACGACCAAAATTGTTCTCACGAGCAATTTGAATGTCTTCTTTTAGTTGACCCATTTCAGCCTTAAGATGCGTAGATACAGTTGAAGCCATCTTCTTAGCAGATTCTTTTACAAACTTGCTCTTTAGATTATCAAGTTTATTACGTGCATTTGATACAAGTCTAACCTTAGTTTCTACTAAGTCTTTCTTGTCTGCAGCAAATTCCTTGATCTCTTCAGCCAAAGCACCAACAACAAATGATTCTAATTTCTCAAAACCTGTTTTTGATACCTTACGATCTGTGCGTAGTTCTTTTAACTCTTCTGAAAGTTGTTTTACTAAAAAGCCGTTAAACTTATCAGCGTTTTCTTTCATCTTGTTATGAAACTTAACACGATCACCAGCAAGTGCTTTCTTCTCCTCGTTAAGAGCAGCGATTTCACTTGCTAAGCCTTCTGTAACCATTTTATCTAGGGCGTCTACCATCACAGTCTTATCATGCTCATAGCGTTGTGCAAACTCCTCACGAAGTTCACTACGTACTGTCTCTTTGGCCTCTACCATTTTTGCTTCCCATTGTTCAGCAATAGCAGTACGAGTGTCCTCATTGACGAGATCGCTATCTAATAGTGGTTTAATAGCATCTAACATGCGATTCTCCTAAATTTTTAGGTCTCTGATAAGACGAGAAACTTCGTCTTTCAGGTACTTTTGTATTTTGCCGTCTTTCCCAGACTCACGAGCCATTTCTAAAATGTGATGTCCATGTTTCATGTTCATCAGTCCTTCATAAATTGCTTTTGGATAAGCATTTGGAGCACTGGGTTGTGCGACCACGTCTACAGTGACTATTTCAAAATCACTGACACGTCCGTTATGTGGATCAACGTTACCCGATCCACGACTCGAAACGCCCAATCTCACACCAGACTGAAGCATAGTTTTCACTAGCTCGCCCATTGGAGTTGGGAGAATTTTTAGTTTTCCATAACCATTAGGTCCGTCCATCCACATGCTTTCAATCATATGACATACACGGTCTAAGTTAATCTTAAGGTCATCTGGATGATCTACTTCGCCGAGAACGCTTGTTGTTTTGATTTGTTCGTTCAGTGTATCAACTGCTTCTGCAATTTGACTTACTGGATAAACACGTTCATTGGCATTTTTCACGTCACCTTGTATGCAGATGCCCTCCATATAGAGGTTCTTACCATCTTTGCCCTCAACGATTTGCATCTTTGCGGCTTCGAAAGTAAGATCTTCTCTTAGGTATAGCTGTCCCATATACTTGGTTCCTTGCTAGATTAGTCTATAACACTTTTGGTGTTAACACCAGAAGCTTGTGCTAATTCAGGCTTTGGAGCTGGCTTAACGTCTGGCTTTGTAGTTCCATCCATGTCACCATATTTTGGTGTTGGGCGGCCTTCTTTGCCTTTGTTACCATCATCAAAGTTTACTGGATGTGCATCCATTCCTTTTTGACCTGAGTTTGCAGCTACCGGACTTTTGCTAGCTGGTGATGTTGTTACTGGCTTTGGAGCTGCAACTAATTCTACATTCTCATTAAAACCTTCAACTTCTACGTTAACATCAATTGGCTCGTCCATTTTGTCCTGCATGCCATCAATCTCGTCCTGCTCCATGTCAGTATCGCTATCAATGTCTGAAATTTCATCCTGCTCGCCTTCGATGTCGTCTGTGTTGTCATCAACTTGACCCATTAGCTCTTCGAATTCACCCATTAGTTCGTCTAATTTGTCTTCAACGTTTACTATACGGTCTTCTAATTCTTCTTCGCCGTTGTCATCATCAACGTCGATGTCGATCATTTCGATTTCTTCTTCTTCATCTTCCATTCTAACGCCTTGCTCTTCAGCTTCGACTTCGTCAATGAGTTCGTCAACCTGTGATCCACCTAAATCAGTTTCATCAATCTTTTGATCGTTGTCATGTTCTGCGTCACGCTTGCCACGCTTTCCCATTTCGTCGTCTCTACGATCTTTCATGGATTGTTTTTTAGTATCTTCAGCACCGTCTTTAGCACCTAAATGCTCGTCTTCACGGTCCTTATATCCTTGTTTCTTTTCTGTAATTTCTTCTTCGGACATAATCTCTTCATATATGTCTCTTGACTTCTCAACCACTATATCGTGGAAAAGCGCCTTTGCATTCTTTTCGTCATCATTGATAACGAATTCAATTAATTGCTCAAATTTGTTCATAAAAATATTCCTTCTAAGTATGTCTCAGTATAGTACTTACAAGAAAATTAAAAAACTAGTAGTTTATAGGGGTAAAAGTGGTAGAAAATGAATAATTTTCTACAATAGCCTACATCGGAGCAGGTGGAGGTGCAAATTGTGCTTGTATCTTTTTAAGTTCTTCAGTTTTTTCATAGTTACGCATGTCATACATCTTACGCAATTTGGATATTTGCTTTAGTGTAAGTTTTGTCTTGCGTAGCTCTCCAAGCTCAGGAACACTGTTGTCAGCTTCTTGATCTTGATAACCTTCAGCAGGTGCGTCATAAAATTCAAATAGTTTCATAATAGTATTTATACAGGAGGCGCTTCTGGAGCAGCTGGTGCTGCTGCATCAATATTAACGTCAATTTGTTCACCGCCGAGTGCCGGATCCATTGCTTCTTCGCCAGCAACTGCATCACCCATACTTACATCACCTTCGAAGTCTGCAGGACTTATACCGACTGTACGTAAATCACTGCCAGTTGGTTCTGTTTCAACTGGTTGTCCAGTTTCTTGTTCCCATTGTTCTGTATTTTCTTGCAATTCATCATCTGTTAAACCCAGATAACGTTTCATAATAAAACGTTTACTCATATAAGGCAATTGCTCTAATGCACTAAAGGCTTGTATTCTTGTTGTATCTAGTTCTGCTTGTCTATAACTTGCAAAGTTTTGTGGCGGTGCAAATGTAATATTAAACAATCCACTGTCAATGTTAAAGCCTCTCCAACGCATGAACATTTTGAACTCATCATCAAGTTTTTCAATAATCTGCTTTTGTAATCTTTCACAATACTGATTAAACCTATATTCTTGTATAAGTGCAGTACCAACACGTCCGTCGTTCATTGGTCGATCAGAATCATCTGGACCAGTAGGCAAGTATGAACTTGGCACACGAAGTCCTCTACACATCTTGTTGTTAAAGTATTTTAAATCGTCAATCTGTCCTAAGTTCTCTCCGCCTGGTAGTGTTTCAACTTTTGATCCTCTACCTTCTGCTGTTTGAGGGAAAAAGTAATCTTCGTTAATTGACAGAGGATTGTATGTTGTATCCATTGTGGTTTGTTGTTGTCCGCCACTTGCACTAGGTATACGCCTTTGATGTACTTCATTTTTAACACGCTCAACAAACTGCATAGCAAGATGTGATGGCATGTTTCCAACATCAATGTAGAACACTCTACGCTCTGGAGCACGTTGTACTCTGTATATTAGTATAGCATCTTCGAGCAATTCCTTCTGCTTGAATACCTTGAATATCATTTCTAATATGCTTTGACTAAAGGGCCAGAAGAAATCTAAACCTTCGCTAAGTGCCAAATGCACAACATTTTTTGCATCAATTACAGTTTCGTTTACTGTGTGTTCAAATCTACTCTGTCCACTAGGTGCGTTTGGTATGGTATAATTAGAACCGCCCATATTGCTGCCACCAGTTCCAATAATTTGTCCTGAATTAGTTCCAGTACCATAGTCTGTGGTTTGCTTCGGTGCTATGCTTAAATTTTGAAAGTTTGGATTGATATCACGTATTACATATTGTTCAGGACGTTTGCCTTCGTTTTCGTTTACAATTACACGCACTACTTTGGTCATGTCAACCCAGTATAATTCAAATGTTTCTGGATCACGCACAAACACCTGATCGCCGTATTTTATTGTATTACGGAAAATACGAAACATTCGTTGACTAAGTTTGTTAAGTTTAGTCCATTGTTGAAGTTGTGTGCGGATAATTTCTATTTCATTGTTTGTGGGAGTATCTGTATATGAAACTTCAAAAGGTGTTTTATTACTATCGTTAGTTTGAGTTGCAAATTCAGCAATTATATCAAGACAAGCATTAATTTCGCTGTCATTGTCCATATTTTCATATTGGTTATATCGCTCAATTCTATTTGGATGTCCAGAATATACTTCTGGTAAATGACTTTGGTAGTTTTTAAAACCAAACTGTCCGCCTGACCCGCCGCTACCGTAACTAGGTCCTCTACTATTTTGTCCACTTATTGGACTTAGTTGACCACCATAGTTGTCAACTGCTTTAAAGTATTTTTTCCAAGACATATGTGTTCCAGTGTACTCTTTGTTATGGAGTATTTATCACCTGCCGTGTGGGTTGTATTAATTATTGATTCTGTTGCACTAAACGTTTTAGCAACTTGTTAGTCATTTGTTGCTCACTAACCACGTTACTATTATCATTACCAGCAATCGGAGTAGTTTGAAGTTTATTGTATTCATCGTCTATTTGTTTTCTAGCAGTTGTAGCATCTATAACACTAGATTGATTGATATCAGACTTTTGCATATTAGACTTTGGTCCGGCAAGTGATGCGGCATAGTCATCACGTTTTACTTTTATACCTTGGTTTTCTAGATAGTTAGTTTGGTTTTCTACTCTCATTTCTTTGAGAAAATCTTTTGCACCTTCACTAAAAAATCCTACTAGCCCTTCGATACCTTTTGCAACTGTGATGTCTGCTTTCATTAACATTCCGCCAGCATTAAAGTTAGTTGCATCTTGTTTATCTAGAGCACTACCTGCATCGCCAACAGACTTGTTTATTGTATCTTCTTTTAGTTTTTCAGTAACTGCCCCTACTCCGCCTTTAGCAAATGCATCTGCATATGCTAACATTTTTTTAGATGCCGTAACAGAATAGTCAGTGAATTTTTGAATAGCAGTGGCTGCCAATGGTAACGACGTCTGTAGTGCTAGTTCATCAAGAGCTTTTGCTGAACGTATCATTGATTCTTGTGCATCAATCATTGCGTTTGTGGTTGCGTCTGTGGTTTTCATATTCTTTTTAGTAGCAGTTTCTATTTTGCCAATCTGATCACCAAACTTTGCGCCAAAAGTCAAGCTCTGTAAATCCATCATTACTGCGTCCAGTGCAGTGCCGGTATTACCAGCAGCCATAGCAAACTTATCACCGCCCAATGACTGGTATCTGTTTGCAGCAGCGTCTTGTATGCCTGCAAGAGCTTTCTCACGTGTTATTGTACCTGCTTTCAACTGGTTAATAATGTCCTTACCAGCTTCACCGGTTGCTCTATAAAAGTTTTTAGCCGCGTCAGTTTTAAAGTTACCACCTAGTGCATCTTGGAATCCGCCAGCTAACACCGGAGCCGCTGACTTTAAGACTGTTGCAACTCCTGAAATAGCTTCAGAGGCTTTTTTACCAGCCTCTCCACCAAGTCTTCTCTCTACTTCACGTTGTGTGGCTGCCTGTCTAACATGTCTTGATTGTGCGTCAAGTTCTTTTTGTTGTTCTGATACACTCTTACCTGTGAGCTTGGATAGTTCTGTTAAATTCTGTATGTAGTTGCGAGAACCTTGTGCTAATGCTCGACTATTTCTTGACTCATCTCTGCCTAATCTTTGTTGTAATCCAATGTAGCCAGCAGTCAGTTCATTTTGTTGTTCAACACTTATACCTAAAGCCAGCATACCACGTCTAAATGGTTGCATTGCTTTACTTGTATCTGCTAAAACTTTTGCTGAGTCGGCGCTATTACGTGTAGCAAATGCCATTGTTTCTGCATTTTGTTTTACAACATTGCTAAAAGTTGTAAAACTTAACCCTGCATCAATTGCCTGATTTGCTAAGCCAGTAAGCCCGTCTGCGCCAAGAGCCGCAACACTACCTGCATTTCTGTATGCAACTGAAGCTCTTTGCAGTTCTGCAGTAAGCATCGGACCAATTGTTTTAACAATCTCACCAGCCGCTTGCCCTAAGGCTGCAGTTAACTTTGAGGCCGCACTTACTGCTCCACCAATGACTCCACCAAGAAGAGGAATTCCTTTTAGTGCATCACCAGCCGCATCACCAAGTGCTCCGACTGTTTTACTAGCCATTTGCATACCGTTGCCGACTAACTGGATAGCAGGATTAAGACTGTTAAAGTCTTCTCTGTTTTCACGTATTGCACCTGCAGCCGCCGCAGTGGCTGCAACAAACTTGGATGTACCCACGGTAGCCTTGTTAAGCATTGCGGCAGATTTGCCCATGACATTTGTTTTATCTTCTTCTGCCCTGGTACCACGAGTTACTGCTAGATTGTAATCAGCAAGATTCTTTTTGGCTTCTTTGACTTCCTTGGCATTTGTATTGCCGCTAGATCTTTGTAAGGCTTCTAGCATCTGTTGCAGTAGTCTGGTTTGTTCTTGATCTTCGGCCATACTTAATTTTCACCTGTTTTTGAGCCGTATAAGTAATATACAACTATATTTATGGTAGGAAAAAACATGACAGAAAACATCACTCCAAATCCTTTGGCTAAACACTTTAGACAACCTAGTATCTATATAAAATTGCCAAGCGACGGAGCTTTTTACGACGAGTCAGTGATAGAATTCCCACACAATAGAGAATTACCAGTATATCCAATGACTGCACTTGATGAAATTGCATATAGAACTGCTGATGCATTGTTTAACGGGGCAGCAGTAGCTAACGTAATAAAGAGTTGTGTACCAGCATTCAAAGATGCATGGAAAATAAGCACTGCTGATCTTGACACCATACTGATCGCTATTAGAATTGCAAGTTACGGTCATGACATGGAGTTTTTAAGCAAATGTCCACAATGTGAAGAAGAAAACGAATTTGCTATTGATCTAAGGCAAGTAATGGATGGTATAAAATTTGCAGATTATTCTAAGCCGGTAGTACTAGGCGATGTAGAGATTCATTTCAAACCACTTTCATACAAAGAACAAAACGAAAATAATACTGCACAGTTTGAAGATCAGAAGATGATGGAAACACTTCCAGCAACAGAAATGCCTGAAGATGAGAAACTGAAACTTTTACAAAAAGCATTTGAAAACATCAGTTTTTTGACTCTTACTGCAATTGCTGATAGCATAAGCATGGTTAAAAGTGGCGACCAAATTGTAGTTGACAAAAACCACATAGAAGAATATATACAAAACTGTGATACTGCAACGTTTGAAAAAATTCGTAAGAAAATTGAAACTATAAAAGAAGCAAGTGAAATTAAACCAATGAACATTACTTGTAATGATTGCAAACATGAATACGAAACTCCGTTTACAATGAATGTTGCAAATTTTTTCGGATAAGGCTCTTAACGTCCGGACCTGAAGAAATTGAAAAAATAATCTCAGACATGGACAAAGAAGTTAAGGGCCTAAAAGAAGACATGCTCAAAATGGTCTGGTTCATGCGAGGTGGTTTGACCTATAGCGAGATTGTCAACATGAGCGGGCCTGAACGCAATTACGTAAACAATCTTATCAAAGAGAATCTCGAAACTGCTAAAAAAACTGGACAACCGTTTTGGTAATAGATCAAGTAAAAGCAGACATTGAACAGTGGTTGGTTAACTTTGTTGAGGTTCCGCACCCTGCACTAGGCAACTTTCCGCCTTGTCCTTTTGCTCGACAGGCAAGACTACGCAACAAATATGATGTTAGACTTGGTGACGATCTTGAACGTGATTTGTTTCTGTTTGCTAAGAAAAAATATTTAGGCAAAAATGATGTGGTCATATATGCTTATCCTCCCAAGCAATATGATGATGCATATTTTAATTTTGTTGTTGATGTTATAAACACTTCAAAAGGATTTACCAAACGTAACTTACTAGCACTAGGCGATCACCCAGACACAGTTGAAGAACAAAATGGTGTGTGCTTTAACATGGGTAAATATGCACTTGTACTCATACAAGATAAAACAAAACTTCAGGACCATGCAAAAATGTTAGCACACAGAGGATACTATGATGGATGGGATGAAGAATACCTACAAGAAGTATTTGCTCACAGAAAAGACCCAAGAAAATGATATACGCAAGAATTAATCTAAGCGAAACTGACTATTCGCTGATGGACAACTGCAAAAAACTGAAATCACCGTTCCAAAAACCACTAGAAGCAATCTACGATGCATACTGCAAACATAAAAAATTTAAAAGTGTAATGCCAATTTTTGCTGAAGAATACTACGACGACAAGAATGATGTATATGCTTACTATGATAAAGAAAATAAAATGGTTGCATTCAGTCTACTTAGATGTTATAATAACAAGAACGTTGAAGCAGTTCAATTTGCTTGGGACTATGCAAACCCAGGAATGCGGTTAGGCATACGCAGTTTGAAAAACGAGTGTGCAATATATAAAAAACGCGGTTTTGATTATCTGTATCTTGGACAAGCAGACGATTACAAAACAAAGATCGACGGATTTGAAATACTAGGAGGAAGATTTTAATGAACGTTTATACAGTTTACGCCGATGTAAAAGAAGGTATAGATGCACGAACATTTGTGGCTAACATGAAGCTTTTCCTAGATAAATTACCACAGATGCATGCGTATAGAATCACAAGAATGAAACTAGGATTCCGTTCAATGGACTTGCCAGAGTTTAGAATTGACATGGAGTTTGAATCAATGCAAGCACTAGATGACGCTATGAGTCATGTTGTAGCAAACGTAGATGATATTGAAACAGAACACGTAGGCTTCAATCAGTGGGTTGATGTTGAAACTATTCAACACTTTCTATACAGAGACTATCCAGACTCGCACCAGCCATTAGCATAATCTTCTAACATAACCTGACGTATACGCAGTCGTTGCAGTTCAGTAGGCCCTGCTCGCATAGTACTGTCACGGCGATGATGTGTGTCCAATGAAGGCACACCGAGTATTCCTGCTATCTTATGCACGTGTTTGTAGTTGTAGATGTGTGTGTAGATGGATCTGTCAGGACCAAGACGTGCAGTGTTTGTTTCGCAGTGATCTGCTACGTTTGGATTTTGCCTATACACTTCGATGTCTTTGAGAAAGTTGGTTAGACTAGGAGACTTAATCCATAAATTTTTATTTGCCGGATTGGTCATGGTATGATAGAAACCACTCACAAACTTATCAACAGGATCACGCCACAATGCTATGCGTATGTCTGCGGCTAGTAGCTCTGACTCGAACTGCTCAAATGATCTAGCCTTGTTGTAAACACCAGGTGCTTCGTTTTGAAAGTTTTGATAGAACTGTTCTTCTTTAGGATCAGCATTCCATAATGCTTGTGCTACATAACTCAACATAGTCGTAGTACTACATTTATGATTACGCACTATTGCAATAGTTCTATTATTGTGTTTAAACTTTATCAATCCCATATGTTTATTTAATTAGATGTCTAAAGACATCTATTGCTTCGCTTTGCTTCAGCAATATTTTATTACGAGTGTAACGAAGTAATCAGTTATCATCTAGATAGTTTAGTCATACTTGCCCTACTACGGGCAAGTGAACTGAAAAGATGTCATCATCTGAGTTATCCAGTCATTTGAATAAAGAGATTTACATTACTGTATCAGGGGCGGTTGTGCTGTACCCCTTACTCTAGCCTTGTCTCACAACGGAGCGTTTGGTATACCCCTTCAAACAAAGTATACAAACGTATGGGTTGTATCTGTTTCACAGAGCCCATGTCATTCTAGCCTTAAGTTAGCCTTATCCTTTGACGCACCAGTTCTGTCGGCTACAACTTGCGTTGGCAGACTTCAAGGTGGATCGAGGAACCTCGATCAAACGATGTCATATTAGCTTGGGAAATTTAAAAAGTTGCTCTGAGCATTGCTCTAGTAGTGCCTGTGTCATTGTGTTTATGACGTTAATATATGGGTAGTTAATTTAGTCTTTCAATATGCCTTTTTGGTGTACACGGACCCGTATGTGCCCGTTATACCATTGTTTTGATTCTAGTACTTTGTGTGTGAATTGTTCTCTTGCTTCAATGTAACTGAGTTCACTTTTACTGCTACACCAAAACATTATTTCACGTTTAAACTTGTCTTTTCCTAATAGTTCCACATCCGCAGTCAGTTCATCACTGCTTCCGTAATAGTCTTTCCAATCGCTTTCGACTGTATACCTACGTTTGTTTGTTCTGCCTTTTAGTGGCTTTTTACTGCGTTTAAACTGAGTAAGTTTCTTACCAATGTACTTTCTGTTGTTTGTAATGTTAGTAATCAAGTATACAAACCCAATAATGCCCTCGGGGATATCTGTAATTGTTTTGTTTTTATATGTCCAGGTCATGATAGGTATCCAAGACTTTTTAATAACTTGTCATTTTCAAAAAGCATTCCAAGATTATATCTTCCTTGTTGGTTATTAAATTTACTAAACCATGCTGGTTGTCCTTTTATATAATCTTCGCCTGTGGCAAAGTGTACAACCGGTGAAGTATCCAAACCTAATTTCTTACACCAAAATTTTTGTTTGTTGTGATATTTTCTTGGCATGTAATCTACAGGAAATTTTTGTATAATATCATATGCTAAACCTGCACTTAGTCTGTTACAAATATTTTCGTCATTGCTTATTTGCATTGGGTCATTCGGTTTGTGTTTTGTTAGGCGAACTGCAATTTTTGCACACTGCACTGGAAATGTTTTACTGAAACTGAAAGTTATTTCGCTGATTGCATCGTGTGCTAAGTCTATTTCTATTGGGCGATTACAATTTGGCAGATAGATAAAATCAAGCATAACGTCACAATTGTGTTTAAGAGACTGTTCAAGTATATTATCAAGATGTTTGTGTTTTTTACCAGTAAGAGCAAAAGGAATACTACAAATAGTTATATCATTTGTTTTAATATCATCATCTTCAATATATGCCCAGTTGATTCCAAGTGCAGACCAAACATCCATATGCCACCAGTATTCACCGCGTAATACTCTAAATCTCTTATTGCGATTTTTAAGATAAAAGTTTGCAAAACTTTCTTGAGTACCGGCACTGAAGGCTACGTATTTGTAGAGCTCAATATTCTGTAAGTTATGTTTAGTATTCGCAGTTAACCAAGAAACAAAATTTCCTTCAAACGCATTTACTATCCACGGATCAAGTAGATACTTATTGATATCGCATGTTTGAACATATTCAATTACCGTAGGATCTTTGATTGCATTTCCACTGCTAAAAATACTTCGGCTGCGTGCTTGCAATTCACTGAAGTTTTCATTCTTAGGGTATGCCCAAACATACTCGCCTGGCACGTCTAGTTTATTTTTTGCACTAGCAAGGCTTAATACCCAACTTATTTCTTTTATAAGTTCTATGTTAGTCATTGATGCTTTCTAGTATAGTAAATGCTTTTTCGTAATAAGGATAATCTTCTTCCCAGTCTTCTATATGCTCTGAATTTTGTAATATCCATCTTAGGACTGGTATTGTAAATTTAATTGTAAAACTTCCATTTGGTCCAAAAAATAAACAGCTATTGTATATCTTACCTGCGGTGTCAGTAAAATTACTTTTCCAAATTAGTTCCTTAAAGTCATGTTGCTCAGCATAGATTTTTTCTAGTTCAAAACTACGATCATCTATAATCTTGCCATCATTATCTATTATGGTATCTTCTGGCTTTTTATTAAAGTGTACTATTTCTAGACTTACTGTATTATTAACATCAATATCAAAGTCATAATAAGGTTTTACTTGTCCGCTATAAAGTTCTAGGTTGTTTACTAGAATCTTACAACAAGGATTGTGCCTGATGTTTTTAAAGTGTAACTTCAAGTTCATTGAACAGTCTCCAATTTTCATAAACTGTGTTTAGACAAATTCTGTTTTCAAAATTTTCTGGTGCAAACTGTAGTTTGTAAGCATCTAATAGTGTTCTTCTACTGTACGTATTCCAGTCTTTGTTGCCTAAAGCAAAAATTACACTATCACTAGGTATGATATCAAAAACTTTACTTACCTGTGATTGTTTTTGCCTGTACGTTGAAGCAATATAATTTACATTGTACTTTTTTATAAGCTCATACCCTAAGTAACAACTTGCAAAATTATTGTAATTAATATCATCATGCAGTTTCTGACCGTCGTATATATCTTTCTTAGTGTATCTTACGCCAATGCGATAGTTGGCTATTGGAAAAATCTTGCTAAGGCTGAATGCGATAGTATCGATGCATGTGTGAAAGAACCTAAAAGTCGGTGCATCAGTTAGAGGATAGTATGCCATGTCTATCAAAACTGGTATGTCTAAACTTTCGCATATGTTCAAAATTTTATCAATATCATAAAAATTTCCTGTATCACAAAAAGGAAAACTTAGTACTAGTGCGTCGCCAGATTGAAGTTGGTCAATATCAGTTACAAAACTCCATAATATATCATTGCTTGTCCAAGTTTTCAAGTGATAAAAATATTCACCAGTGTAACAACGAAACTTTTTGTTCCTATGTCGTAGGTAAAAGCTATCAAAACTTTGTGTAGTTCCTGCACTGTAATCTACGTCATACGCAGACATATCTGTACCAATCCAAGATGCAAATTCGTTTACAAAAATTTTTTGCATATTCCATTTGTCATTGTGATTTGAATCGTGAAGTGTGTTTAAAAATTTAATTACTGTTTGATTACGTACACTACGTGATCCTTGATATAGATTATATGCAATATCTCTTATCTCAATAAGATCGTGCGATTCGTTTGCTCCATATAGGAATGCAAATTGTTTGCCTACATTCATGCTATGTCTATATCCGTACTATAACTAGTGAAGCCATTTTCTTTTACAACTTTAAGCAAGTTATTTACTCGGCCTGCAAGTTCGTCTTTGTGTGATACAAGCCAAATGCTTTTGCTACGTTCTCTTGCCATCTTCTTAAGTAGTGCAAGTGCGGCTTCAACTCCTGATGTGTCCATACCCGAATCAATCATCTCATCAATAAACAGTAAGTTAATAGCACCATACAGACTTTCCCATACATCACGGAAAGCCCAGCTCATACTGATAATAAGCCTGTTTCTCTCGCCTCTACTTAGATTGTCAAAGTCTAGGTCTCTGCCAAGTTCCTGTATTTCAACAGTCAAATCGTTTTGAAATATCACTGTGTGCGGTAACCCAATCCTATCTAAATAGTGTGTGAGTCTTGAATTCAAATAACTTAGATTTTGATCGATAATACGTTTACGCACAAAACTATCTTTGTTTGTTAACAGTTTTAACAAGAAGTCTTGATGATCGTATAGTCTTGTTAGGTCATTTAGTTTGTCATAACTTATTTCAGTAGCGGCAGTTGTCTGCATTTCTACTATTTGATCAACGTAAGGATCGGCTTCTGCACGCTTGCTTTGTAGCTGTGTTTCAAGTGAGGATAAAGTTGATCTATGATTGTGTGCATCAGACACGCTATCATAAAAAACTCTTGGTCTCGCTGGAACTTCCGTTTTATCTGCCTTGAGTGCAGAGATTCCTTCCTGTATTTCGCTAAGGAAATCACTTGCCCCATTGTATTCCTCCTGTGCTTTAGCCACATGTTGTTGATGTGTTTCCATATGATCAACACTCTGTCCGCAACTGCCACAAGTGCCTGATTCTAAACTGTCTACTGCTTTTTTAGTTCTAGTAACGTCTTTTTCTGCTCTACCAACCTGTGCAGTTAGTGCGGCAATGTCTTTTTGTAATTGTGTTTGTGTATTGTTAAGTTCAGTCCACGTTAGGAGGTCATCCTGAGAGGCTAATTCCGCATCAATATCAACATGTGCAAGATCTTCAATAGCAGTTTCAAACTTTTTTACGTCTTCTGCTTTCTTGTTCATCCACAGTGTTTGTCGACGTTTTAATGCTTGTATTTGTTCGCCAATTTTGTCGTTAGCAGTTTGCAACGCTTTGATTGTCATTTCTTCTTGCTTAATATCATCACGTGTGCGTTTGCTAAGTTCTTTGATCTTGTCAGCACGTTCACTGAGTTGTGTGATACCCAGCAGTTGCTCGATTATCTCTCTTTGATCGTTTTGTTTAAGACTCAAAAACGGTTCGGTATATGTGTTCAATGCTACCAAGTGTTTGAACATAGTATGACTCATGCTCAACAGTTTTAGTATAGCACCTTGTGTTTCTCTACTATCACCTTGTGCATAATCATCTGCTTCTTGTTCACTGTCATTGATATAAAACTTTAGCACATTAGGCTTGCGTCCACGTTCAATACGATAGCATTGTTCACCAACACAAAAATCTAAACTAACCATCATGCCTTTTGAATTGGTTTTGTTTATGAGGTTGTCACGACGTATGTTTGTAAGTGCTTCGCCATAGAGTGCATAACTTAGTGCATTAATGATTGTGGTCTTACCAGTTCCGTTACGCGAACCATCACCACCTAAGTCAATG